ATTAGCTTCATTAAAATCAGTAATTTCACCAAATCTCCTTTTGTACCACGTATCATTTATCCCTAACAGTCCTTCCAGTACTGAGGCATTGGCTTTCAACGCCTCACTTAATTCCATCTTTTCCATAATATTTTTTATTTACCAGTTTCCAAATTGTTTTTCTTATAATCCTGCCATGAGTCGGCGAGCTGCCCCACCGAAGCGGAAGTGTAGAGGTCAAGTATATGAATCTCGTCATCGGCAAGCTCCACAAGCTCGTTCCGATAGATCTTCTCCGCAAGCACGTGCGCCGGAAGACCGGGCACGTTCCTGTAAATGCCGTCAGCAATATCCTTACGGATATCCGCTATCACCATATCCTGTCTGTCTATCCCCGTGAACAGGGGAAATTTTGTAAAATCAACTTTCATACTTCTTAATTAAATACTGTTATCCGCAATAAAACATAACCCAATAATTGCCCATACATTTAACGAATCCGGACGCATAATCCAGATCAATGGAGGACATCTCTTTTCCTCCGGGGGCAGGCAGGATGCGCCCGCCTGTCAGTCTTACCCCGCCGCTCATACGTTTGAAGTATATGGTATGTCCCGGAACATCCGGAGGAAGTGTCACTTCTATATTACCCGTATTAATAAACATCACATTGTCATCATTGTTATTCAGGGAAGTGCTGACGGATATGTTCCTCCAGTTCCCCACTATGCCATGAAGAGACACATAACTGTCATTGTTCGGATGAAGGAAAATGTTACCCCCCTCCACGAACAGAGGAATGCTCAGGGTCTTGATGTGCATCCCGATCATGGCATTCGGACTCTGTATGTCAATTCCGGCATCATACGATATCCCTTCGATTGTGACAAATTTCGTGTTCCCTCCGATTTTTACACGTGCAAATGTCCTTTCGTTATAAAACTCTATCTGTCCGGCAGACAGGTTGAAACCGACATGGGAATCCGTCCCCTCATAAAGAGTTTTTGAGGACAACATACCGGAATCTATGGAAAACGGACCGATACGTCCGCTATCCGCCGTGATTTTTCCGCTGATGTCCACATTGACCGCCATGATACCGTCCGCATCAATCATGGACGCCTTGATCTTCTCGGTCAGCAACAGCTTGGTGGCGATAAAAGTCCAGCTCTGTGCTACCTCCCAGTATTTTATTTTTCCCGAAGCCACATTCTGTTTGGGGGGTTCCGTCGATACCGACGTATGCGAACGGATGCACAGGTACAGCAGGTTGTCATAAAGTACAATGTCGTAAAACTGCTGCCCTTGCTTGCCCTCCAGGTAAGACACAGACGCCTCCCATACACGCATACGCATGCGCGCCCCCTTATCTCCCTTGTCACCTTTTGGAGCAAAACTGACCTGTCCGGTTCTAGTCACCAACGGCATATCACCTCCTTATTCCTTGGTTGTGATGGTCCATGCCACGTTGCCTCCTGCCTGCTGGCACATGTCCCAAGTACACGTGCCGGAAGTGGCTGCTGTACCGGAAGTAGACGGGTTAAGGACTACTCCTGCACTGTCCATGAACACGAAATAGAAAGTCATGTCCTTGTACTTGGTGGTACTTCCACGCTTGACCAGAATGGGCTTATAGACCACCGTGTCACCACTTTCCCGGATGGTCTCGTCCTCGGGCGTGGGATTCAGGATCAAATCAAACGGATCGGACGCATCCATTACGGACTGCGTGTCCTGACCGATGAGCTTGCCGCCCTGGTACACCTCCACTCTGAACACACCTGTCGTGTCAACCATATCGTTGGTGACGGTCAATGTCTGTGTGGTCTTTCCGCTCAGCACGCTCCACGCACCGTTGACCTGGTTGTACCACTTGTACGCCAGTCCGGTAGTGATCTCGTCACTGCCCATGCGCGCTACGGCTTTCAGAATGCAGCTCTGCCCTTTGTCCCGAAGGGTAAAATACTTGTTGTCACCGGCAATGATCGTCACATGCTTTTGGTTTCCGACCCCCTTGGTGATGGGGATGCTATAGACGAACTGGACGGTGTCGCTGGTATTCCCTATCGTCACGGTAGCTTCACCCTTGATGGTACAAGAGGCCGCTCCACTCGCCTTGACCAGATTCTTGACGATCTGCAATCCGTAGTAATCCGTCGTACCGGGCTGGTAAGGGATAAACTTGAAATGTCCCGTCTCACCGCCAAACGTGTTGGTGGAGACATTGCCCGAGAACTTGATCTCGACATCATTGAAATACCATTTCATGGAGGAAGGAACCACCAGCCCTTCCGCCACCCGCGAAGAGGTGAGAATGAAGGACAAGACGGGCTTGAGCGAAGCGAAATCCGGTGCGATGTTCGTCGGCGCGGACGCTTCGCCCATATACTCCTGATACAGATCTCCCTGGTTACACTGGATGGCAGGCATGTATACGCCGCCCTTTTGCGAAAATATGACCTGTCCGGTCGCGCTGGCCAAACTCATGACGCTCCTCCTTCCCCGGTCGTTTCCGTACTATCCGTGCCTTCGGAGCTTTCGGTGTTGTCCTCCCCCCAAGAGGCAGGTGTGAATACTTCGACGGGATGGTCCGTACCGTCTATCTCTTCTTTCGCCGCCTGCGGGGTCAGGCAGATGCCGCCCGCTTCCTTGGCCCTGTCAAATACCGTGTCGCCGGGGAAACGTGCCACGTCCGCCTGCCACAATAATACATTGCCATCCGCTGTCCTGTTGCGGATATCGGTCAGATGCAACCGGTCGGCAACCTCCTTCGTTACTTTAATGTAAAATGCCATAATTCTATTGTTTTTAATGTTATCCAAATTTTCTTACTACTACCGCCTTGCCCCCCTGTGTGAGCACCTTGCCGCTTTGTGTCAGCGCCACGTAAGGGCCTCTGTCCTCCACCTCCAGCTTTAACATCATGCCGTTGCTGAAAGGTATCCTGGGAGAGTATCCGTCGGCAACCTTGGCATATCCGGCATCTCCGCTCTTCTTGACGTACCAGTGGCAGTTAAACATGGCGGATGGATTCGGGATAACCCCCATGGTATCCCGAATGACGGGTCTGGGAAAGATGGCGTAAGTCCCATCCGGAACACCCGTAGGTACGCCCTCCCAGTCGGCTTCAATCTTCGGAATCCTGCGGCGTATCACCGTAGAGACTGCCGGGTCCGATATGCCCGGGGTTGATGCCGGAGTCCCGGAAGCCGCATAGGTGGCCTTGCAGACAATCGTGATGTCATCACCTATATAATTGCGGTCAATCTTATATACATTCTTGTTCAGTGATACAAACTCCCAGTCGTTGTCACCCGCTCCTGTGGTTATCGCCTCCAGCGCTCCCGTAGACAACAGACGGTACCAGAAGAACTTGCATTTGCCCGTAGCCGTCACGTCCGTGTCGCCTACCATCAGTTTAGCCGTGATGGTCTGTGCGGTGATGTCACGCACCGGGTTCCAGTCCAGCGTGGACGGGCTGTCTATCGTCAATACGGGGATCGCATCCGTACCGTCAACCGCGCGGACAAGACGGCTCATCTGAAAAGTAAACAGCTGTCCGGTACGTGTGTCGGCATATTCCGCGTAAAACTCCAGCGTGACGGGTTTTAGGACGGTGACATTTTTTTTCATTGTGATCTGTCCCTTGCTGTCACCGGACTCCGTAATGCTGTAGCCTGTGTTTGTCGATGTGATAAGTGTGCGTGTGGTTCCGATGCGCTCGTACCACTTCATGTTGGTCAGCCTGGAGTTGACCGCCCCGATTTTAGTCACCGCTTCCGGATCGGTGGCGTTGCACCGCGGAAACAGGACCAGCGGTGTCAGCGTATAGTCCGGAGTGTATTCAGCTTTGTCAGCCTGGTAGACCTGCATGTCCGGCACGCTGCCCACCACCTCGATGTTACAACTGGTTTGTAACAGCCGGTAGTTGATTTCTATTTTTCGTTGCTTTGTTGCCATTGTATAAAACCATTTTAAAATGTTACAAAATTCTCCGCCACTTCAAACTGCTGCCCGTCACGCAATAACGCCTGTGCTTTAAACGTACACACCCGCATGTTGGTATAATTCGGTCCGAGATCATCTATCGTCAGAGGAAGATTTTTCCCGGCGCCGGCACGCTTCACCGCCCATGCGTTATCTTCTGATACATTCCCGGTATCACGCGTCCAGCTCACATCAGCGTCAAGTATATGATCTGTCACGTCACGGTTGTACAGCTTGCCGGTAATATATAGCGTTGTGGAAAAAGTCTCGATATCAAAATACCACCCCTTTGTGCTGCCGATCCCTATCGTAAATTCCGGGTTCCCTTCCAGCATCGCCCATCCGGCCGCCGCATATTGCGGTTCGTCGGCTGTTCCCGTCATCAGGCACTTCCATTTGCAGCCGTAGTGCCAAACCGTGTCCGCCCGCTCCTGCGTATTGGTGTAAGGATTGTCAGAGGACGCGACTTCGGCCGACCAAAAGCCACGGTCCACCAGTTCCTGTACGGGCAGTCCCTGCCAGTCCACCCGGTAAAGTTCACCGAAGATGCCGGCACGGGCGAATATGTACGAGTGCTTATAGTTGACGGGGAGATTGTCAAACAAATCCAAATTGGGCAAACGCCCCAATATCATGTAATAGTTGTTCTGTTCCAAGACAGGCTTCGTTACTCCTTCCAGCCAGACAAGACATTTATCCGTGGTGGCGGACAAATACCAGTAGCTTTGCCTGTCCTCATTGAAGGCGTTTCCTCTTCTGGTAATGATCGTCAACTCTGTGGGAGGATAGTTTTTACCGCCCGGCACCTCACTGTCCGGGTATGACAACACCGAGATGGAGTTGGCCGGGACATTCTTGGACAGCACGCGCATCCACGAGGCGTAATACTCCCCCGTTGAAAAAAGGTTGTTTACAATCCCGTACACTATATCACCCTCCTGGAATGCGGTGAAGTCATTCTCCCAGCGCTTGCGCAATTTCAGGGTATAAGTTCCGTCGCTCTCTAAAGCCACGGACTCAATGACTCCGTTCTCGGAATATGAGGTGTCGCCTTCCTGTGCGTTCAGACGGTTATAGATGATTTCCTTGAACACTGCGGAGCCGCGTACCTCAAGACGCTCGAACTGACCGCGCCCGTCAGGATAGATACCGGCACCTTTACCGGCAATCATGGAGTCGATGAACTTGCCGAACTTCAATAAGAAATTTGTTCCGTCCGCTTGATCCTTACGAAGGAACATTACTAAGGAGCGCAATGCGGAATACACGTTACTATCCGTGGCCGGTGTAGAGTCATTCCTTCTTATCACATACACACCGCTGTCACCATCGCCCGTATAGGTCTGTCCCTTTAGGGTAAGGCTCTCAACCTTTTCCTCCAGCTCCCCGATACGAGAATAGGCGGCGGTTTCCCCGACAGTATATATAGGGGAATCATAAGCTAAATCAAGATTGAATTCAAATCCGATAACCCTTGACTGCCTTCCGTTCTCGAAATAAGCCTTGTTGATAAGGTTGACCTTTTGACCGATGCTGTAGAGGTTGTGAATGCCATCCTCACGGTATGCGTCATTTGACATCATCGTGCAGCCATAAGTACTCGGGTCTATCTTGGATTTGGCAGCGTACTTTTCAGTCTTTTCCTTCAGCTCCTGCTCGGCGGCACCCACAAGCCCAAGTTCGGTTATTTTCGTGCTGTCCCAGCCGGAAAGCACATATTCATCTCCATCCTGGGGAAAGAGCACATCACCGGGAAGCGGTCTGCCATAGTCCTCATTCCTGACTATCTCCCAAAGCTGTGCCTCAGGGTTCCATCCGCCATCCTCCAATTTCTCCGGCTTTCCCTCAGGATTGAACTTCACGGCAAACTCCAAACCGTTGAGAAGTCCGGATGCGAAACGTATCCTCAGCTCCTGACCGGGGAGGATATATTTCTCGGAAAAGTTAACACCCGTGTCCCTAAAGCGGTAGGCATTCCATTTTTCCTCGGTGGTTGTGCCGTCCTCATTCTCCACCTTGTCCGTCACTTCGATAGTGGTGACATCCGACATGATGCCTGTTCTTCGAGGATAGACTTCATCGAAGATAACCACCTGCTCGACGGCTTCCTCGGTAGTCATATCAGGATAAGCGTCAATGTAAGGAGTGCCTTCGGGAAGCATCAGCCTGCGCTGCACCACGCCGTTCACAACCACGGTCTCGTCAATGGGGCGGTAGTCTGCCGGTATGTTACGGGTGGAACCAAAAGCGTAGATACGGGTGGCATAGGTGGACTGGGATTCTGACTGTGACATTTCCTGCACGTTTTTCCCGATCTCGAAATCCACCGCGTCACCGGACTCACAACGCCCGAAATGGATGATGTTTTCAGTCACCCAACATTCGCAATCCCATTTCTTCGCCATCTCAAAACAAGCGTCAAGGATGTTGATGTTGTCGTAACTCATCAACTGGGACTTGTTTTCGACTGTGAAATCAATGGAGAAAACAAAATCCTGTCCTTTGTATGTGTAACCAAGAGCTTTCAGATTTCTAAGGACTATACCGGCTTGTACGTCAAGCGGAGCGGTCAGGTTCCAGGACGCTTCCTGTCCGGCCGTCTCCGGGGTATATTTGAAGATTTTGTTTTTCCATTTCCAGTAGTAAGCGTCAAGCTGAAGCTCATAGTCGTAGCCGGCGGTATTGGTGTTGAATGCGGGCTTCTGCAAGTCGCACACCTCGAACAATCCGAAGTTACATTCCACGTATGAGCCAAGTTTGAAATATATGGGATTCTCTAAGGAGAACTTTAACATGATGTAGTCCTCCTTCATCAGAGTGAACTTACGCTTGCAGCCTTCATTGATCAAAGTTGTAAGCTGGATAGCACCGGATATGTCTTTGATGTCGATTTGTTCCATGTCTTCAAAGTTCGGGGATAAAAAAAAGAGTGCCCAATTTTGAGCACTCACATACACGACAATAAAACCAATGTCGTGAATTAGCTTCTGTTTGCCGGATTTGGCTCGTTAAACTTGGCTGAAATTTTTCCGAAAGTTCGGTTTAAACTCTGTGCGTAAGCAACGCTTTTCCCAAGATAAATCAGATGATAAATCTCATTACTGTTAGCCGGAACTTGAATATCAACCACACCTTTATACAGCTCATCAAAGAAAGCTTTCTTCTTTGCTTGATAGTCAGACTGAGAATTACCCTCGATAGTGAACGAAAGAGTTATTTCCCTCTCATCGACTTTAGGATTATTGATTATTACCCGTTTCCCATGTTCAAGTCGGCTTTTGTTCTCAATAAAATCCTTCATGGGAGCGGATGCCCCAATAACATCAAGAAACCCCTCTCCCATTCTCACGCCCCATGTTGTATAAGCGTTTTCGCCATTAATTAATAATTCATTCATAAACTATAATTTTGCTGTATTCTTTTTAACCTCTGCTATATCTCTTTGCATCTGTTGAATAGGTTTGACGATTGCCCCTGTATTTTCTGAAATCTGTACCAATTCAAGATAGGATTGCGCTATCAAATCCCGCGTATCATCAGCAATATTTCTTGTTTCCGTATTTATGGAAAGTAGAGCATCTGCTTTTACTGTCAGTAGATTAAGTGATTGAGATTGAATGATATTTTGATTCTTTATCTCTTCTCCTGTAATCTGCAATGCTGTAAACCTACCGTTCAACTCTCCTGCATCTTCATGCGTCATTTCAGTGCCGAACCCTCTTGATGAAGAAGATTGAGAATAGGATTCTTGCGAAATCTTATCATATCCGGTTGCTGCGGCAAGCTCGTCACGGAGCTTCATGGCTTCGTCCACATAACCCATGTATTCATCCATCAGCTCCTTACGCTCATTATTGTCAAGCGTACCATCATCCTTCATGGCTTCACCGAATTTATCATACCATGTCCTCAGTTTGTCACTAAACTGTTCACCGATGGCATTTGACAGCATCGCCTGCATGAAATATTTGGATATGTCATCAGCAAAATCCTCCGCACTCTTCTCCATATCCATCAGACTGCTTATAAAACTGTCATACATGGAATCGAATGACATTCCGATCAGGCCCTCATAAAGACTGTCGGTCAGTTCTTCCAGTTTTCCTGCCTGCTCTATATAATCATCCAGCTTGTCGGTAACACGCTCACCGTAACCTCCCTTACCGGAAGATTCCATGATATCCCATAACCATACGTCCGACCGTAGAGCTTTCATCTGTTCGGGGGTCAGATTCCACAAGGAATCGGTGCCGGAGAAATCCTGCATGCCGGTAGCTTTTCTTGCGTGTTCCAGCATTTCATCCGTCCATTTCAGATAATGCTGCCAGCTGCCGTGGCTCTTATGATATCCGGCTTGCTTCTTTGCTATTTGCAGATAGTTTTTATTGACTTCCTCCTGATACTTTACAGCTTCCCTGTAAGATTCAACCGATTTCATTCCCTTGCTTGCCTTCATCTCGTCAGTCAGATCCTCGATGGCCGTTTGCAAAGTTTCATTCCTGTCCGTCAGCCTGTCTATCGTTTCCTGTACTTCCTTGGCGTTTCCACCTATTCCAAACAAGGAGTTGAAGCCTCCGAATGAGATTGCGTTCAGGATGTTTCCTATGCCGTTCCTCAATGACTTGCCGATTGTGACAAACAAATCCCCTGACAAGACATCACCGATAATTCCACTGACAGCGTTCAGAACAGCATCAAGCAGACCACCGACAAGATCACTTAATCCGTCTTTGAGTACGTCAATGATGGACAGAATCCATCCGACAATGGGAACCTCCTTAAGAGATTCTGACGTTTTTCCTATGACATCCTTGAATCCGTTCACGGTTTTGATAATTCCGCTATATGCGTTATACAATCCACCGGATGAAATCTGCTGCAAGCCTCCCAACAAATTTTCCATGCTTGCTTTCAGTCTGGTGGCGGTATCAGTCACATTACGCTGGGCCTGATTGGCGATATCAGTCTGTGTCTTCACATTGGCGGATGCAATGTCAGCATTCTGCCGTGCTGTTTCAAGAGCGTTTGCTGCGGCTTGTTTCTCACTTTCCGTTCCGCCCTTCTGCGCTTTGGTGTAATCATCCTGTGATTTCTTTAGTCTTTCCAAAGCAGCTGTTTCAATCCCTATGGCACTGATACGATTCTGTTCTGCTATTTGATAGGCTTTTACATCCTCTCCAAGTTTCTTGAAGTTGACTCCACTTGTACCACCCAAAGACTTTTCCATCTGGCTGATGGCGTCAATCAATGATTTCTGGCTTGCCTGATCGGAGTTCTTGAACTTGTCAGTCCGTACATATTTTTTCGCTTCGTCCAAGGCGGGCTTTATCATGTCGGAAAACATGGAACCAAACTCACCGAACACAGTAACCCAATCTATATTGGCTTTTATGGCTTCTGTTTCCTTGTTCTGTATGGCAACATCACGTTGTTTCTCCAGTAACTTTACTTGTGCACTATTAACACCGTTTTCTTCCTGTGCTTTCCTTATTTTTTCCGCATACTCTTGGGCGATAGCCAATTTCTGCTGCTGGAACGTGCCATATTCTTTCAAGTAGTCGTTCAAAGCCTGTTGTTCGGCTTTCAGCTGTCCTTCAGTTACATCGGAAATATCTTTATCTCTCATACTTTCGGCATTGGTATAAGCTTCTGAAATTTTCTGTGCCTGCTTGTCGGTCAGCTTACCGTTACCGGCTTTGCTCCATTCTTCCTCCTGTTTTCTTATCGCATCAATCTGTTTCTGATAATCAAGGTCAATCTGTTTCAACTTCTTTTCCGTGCCTTCTCTCATCAGGTTGATTTCATCCTGTTGGTTCTGACGGTGAAGTGAAAGAAGTTGTTCGGCTGTCTTTTTTTGTTCTTTTTTTTGCTTTTCAGCAGCTTTTTCCTGCTTGGTCAAAGAACTACCAGTAATACCGCCCAAATTTTTATAGGCTTTTTCAGTTGTTTCTACTCGTTTCTTAGCTTCTTCATACAGCTTTGAAGTAAACTTGGATTTATTCTTTTCTATTTCAGAAAGTTTCTTCTTAGCATCATCCCAGTCTTTCTTCGCTTTCTCATAATCCTGCTTGTAAGTAGTAGGGGATTTCTTTTTAGCCAACGCTCCATTAATTGAAGAAATAACACTTTCTAAATCTCCCCCTTTAACCATCATCCCGTTTACAACAAAACCATTGCGTTTGGATGCAGACGATTGAGCAAGTTTCAATTCCGTTTCAAGCTTCTCCTTAGAATAGTTTTTAAGATTGGATTTGTAAGCGGAAATATTATCATCGAACATGTCTTTCTGATACTTTTTTAAAAGTTCAGAGTTTTTCTCCATTTGCTCACGCACCTGTACGTATGACTGATTACCAGAAAACATTTTCCATATTTCTTTATCGGAATCAGACATATTCTTCCGTAAATCAGGATTATCAAATAGCTGCAAATATCTCCGTTGGTTAGTAATCGTTTGTTTTAGAGCATTATAATCATCTCTCCTGCCTTGAACAGAACGCCTTGAATCTTCTTCGTTTATTTTTTGCTTCAACTTTAAGATATCCTCCAACTTTAGCTTTTCAATATCGTATTGTTCGAAAATTTTAGGATATTCTTTACGAAGTTCTTCTAATGATTTTTGCCGAGTAAGAGTAGCCAAACTCTCATCACGAGCAGCCGTCAATAATTCTTCGATTTTCAGCTTGTGTTCCTGTTCTTTTTTAAATGCTGCATCTTTAATGCCGTTATATTCTTTTTGAGCACGGGCGGCAGCAGTTGTACTATCAGACATTGCCCACATTGTAGTAGCAAGCCCACCGATAACGACAGTTAAAGCTACATAAGGATTGGTAAGCATTGCAGCGTTTAAAGCTAACTGCGCTTTTCGTGCCAATAAACGGGCATTGGTAAGTCCAATCTCCACAAGAGTATGTTTACTTTCGGCAGCAGTAACAAGCATCACTGCGGTCCGGTATGTACCATAAGTAACCACTAATCCAGCCAAGATCCTACCTACTGTTTCATAATTCTGAATCAACGAAGTTGTCATTTGAATACCGTCCATGATAACACTTTCCGACTTTGTTCCCAATTCGTTAAACACGGAATCCAAAGCATCCTGCATCATAGACAACTGACCATTGATAGTCTTTGAAGCATTCTCAGACATATTATAGAACTTACCACCTGCGGAAGTTGCATCAATGAATGCCTGTTGAACCATTTCAGCGGAAACAGCACCTTTGGACATTTCATCTTTCAAAGTTGCGATAGATTTTCCGGTCTTTTCGGAGATAATCTGTAACGGGTTGAATCCAGCGTTTATCATTTGATTCAAATCCTGCCCCATAAGTTTACCCGCTGCTGACATCTGTGAAAATGCCAAAGTTAGCGAATTGAACTTACTGGATTCCCCCATAGAAATATCACTAATGGCTTTCAAGTATTTGATAGTGTCTTCTGCTTGTATGTTAAATCCAAGCATCATCTTTTCTGCTCCAACCATATCTGACATAGTAAGTGGAGAAATCTTAGCCAGCTCCTTGATTTGCGGAATCAGTTGTCCTGCCATATCCTTTCCAACCATAGTCTCAATAGCGGTCTGCATAGATTGAAATTCTCCACGAACACGAATCATACTTGACAAGAATTCTTTGATTGAATAACCTCCCAGCAGTTTCTTACCCATATTAGACATGGCTTGTTCCACCTGCTTAGTTACATCTACATTTTTTTCACCATCTTGCCGATACAAAGCATATTCATCGCGGAGCTTCTTTACTGACAAGCGGGCGTTAGCCTGTTCCTGGGTAAGGTTAAATAAAGAACTTTTTTGCTCTTTCAATTTTTCATTTGTAGACCTTATTTTAGCTTCTAAGGAAGAAGTATCACCATCCTGTTTTAATGCTTCACGATACTTGTCTTTTAATCCTGCTAACTCATTTTTCAATTGTTGGATAGTTCCACGTTGAAATGTTATTTTTTCCGACAATCCATTCACGGCCTGGGAAGCATCGAAGATTTTCCTTTTGAATCCCATTTCCATCTCCGCTCCAGCTTTGGCTGCATTAGTCACCAACTCATCCAATCTTTGGTTGGATGCAGCAAGTTGGGCATTCAAAGCCTTGAAAGCAGCAGGAGTCTGCGTGCCATCCATGCTCATTAACTCCTGCTTTAATTTTGCAATTTCATTACGAAGTCTTACAACTTCTTCCCAGTCACTACCTATCTTAAAATATAATTTTGCCATATCTATTTCTTTTTCCTACGATTAGCCAATTCCTTACCACTGATTCTATTCACCTTCTGACCACCATATACTGCGTGTAATTTATCCCGTTGCATCATCAGCAGATTCCGATAAGGGATAATCTCAAACACTTCTGTATAACTCAGATGCAACGTGTCAATCAAATGGGCTATCTGCCCGAAGAACGTTGTGTTTCCTACTGTTTCGGTTTTGCTGCCAGCATCGACACGTTCCTCATCGAGCTGACACACTGAAAAGCCGAAATATCCATCATAGAGAAACAGACTTCCAAGGCATCTTTGACTTCTTCAAAAGTGCCGTTCTCCAATTCTTTGACCAAACTATCATTCCCGCAGATGAAGCATGAAATACCTTTCAGCATATCTTCAGTAGCTTCAGGAAGCTCTTTAATAGCTTCCATGACATTATCTCCAGTCATGCCGATATTGGAAAAATGATGAATGGCACGACAGATAATTTTAATTGTAGGAGGTTTAATGGTATAAACCATCCCTCCTATCTCCACATTCATGAAATCCAGCCCTAACAAAGCATCAGAAACCGTTTTTGCTGCTTGATTCATATTCTTAAACTAAAAGGGGGAATGGTATATATCCATCCCCCGGTTATCACTCTTGTGCTTTTACCAATGTTATCTCTTTTTTAAGAGTGGTATCAACTTCAGAAGGAGTGGTTTTAATATCTCCTGACTGAGTGACGTACCCCACTTTCGACACTTCATAGTGAACGGTAGCCCCAGCATTCACCTGCTTTGACTTGACCGTTGCACCGTCCAGCTTTACGGTCGCATCGGAAGGAGTAGGTACAATGGTTACTGTAGTTCATGCCTGCAAAGCTTTAATCTGCCCTTCTTCATAGTTATACTCAGAAGAAACACCTTCGATTCCCGGTTCCTGCACCAAGCCTTTTACAGCGATTGCAATTGCCTTATCCGTATTGGCTTCACGGGAAACAATACGGCATTTTGGGAAGATGAACCAGACATCATCATCGGTCAGACAGAACAATGCTTTGTTGATAATAACTTTATCCAAAGCACGCTTCCAACCTACATCTTTAGATGTTGCCTGAATAACATCGCCACCCATGAACGCTTTCTTGGTCTTCCAGTCATATTGTCCGATAGAGAAAGCGGGCGATACTTCTCCCGGCACATCATCGTAACGGTAATTCTTTCCCGTTAATTGGTTCTTGTACCCGGTGACAGAGGCTTCCGTTTCCTCAATCTGCCACGTTTCCCCGTGTACATTCAAAACCTCATCTTTCGCTTTGATAGCGGCTTGAATCAAAGTCTTTGCGATTTCGGGGGTAATGTCTGCCGTTACCTTATCAATGTCGGCAAACAAGATTCTTTTTATTCCTACTGCTGAAATCATAATCTTATAGTTTTACATTTATTACTTCAAATAAAATTCTCACATTCACGTAATGGCATTTCAAAGCTGCATCCGCTTCCGCGCCAATTGATTCGATAGAGTAACGATAGGTTGTACCGTCATAGGTGCTTACTACATCATCAAGCAGCTTGCCAGCCTTTCTTTCAAGTTCGTTAAGCCGGATTGTGTTCGCTTCATTCTCGCTTAAATTGGGTACACATAGATTCACTTCTGCGAAAGATTTCTTCCAATACTTTCCCGGCTGTTGTTTCTTCGTGTGGATGACAATCCTTTCGGACTTCAATTCACCCGTCAACGTTTCACCATCAGGCACTATATCTATTCCGAAAGCCTTGCAGTCCCGATAGAGAATGTTTCCTATGTCGGTAGTTACTATCATTCCACAATCTCCCAATCTTCTGCAAATACATCACTGATAGACGGAACCCATGAATCAGCGCGTCCGGTATTCTCGTTGTAGATAAGACACTGGCTTGTATAGTCAATAAATCCCTTACCTTTCAGAATAAGGTCTTTTGCCGATTGGGGAAGCGATTGCATCTTAGGGATGATGTCGCTTTCGATATGAGCTGGCACTTGTTTGAATACCATCAAACCTTTACCGTTCCAACCACTTCTACGAACAGCCCCACCTTGTTTTAACACTTCGATAGCATCACCGAAACAGATAGGAGTTTCTTCCTTGACTTCTCGATATGATTCTTCAAACAGTTTTTTGGGTGACCAACTTTCATAGCCATATTCAGTACGAGTGTGATATCCTAGTTTATAAGACTCATTCTCTTCTATTTCACTTTTTACCAAGCCTTTACTGCAAGCTTCACCCAATGTCATAGGTTCTGCTTCAATCTGTTTTGTTCCAATGTACTTTTTCATTTTTCAAATTCTTCTTTTAATCGTTTCTCCGCATATAAAGCAGCACTACTCAAAACATCATACCCTTTAGATTCTACGAATGATGCGTATTCCGCTTCGTTTTTCAATGTCAAACCGTCTTTATCGACATCGTAATCATTGGACGTTCTCAAAGTGAGTGTATGGTCTTGATAATCCCCATGTTCCTCTGCGTACTTCACGGCTTCATCGCCTACATCAATCATCTTCTTTTCGACCTCCCATTCTCCTTCATCGAAAAAGGAGTCGACATCTGAGAAATCGAAATCTACATCCATAATTCCGAGTAGTTAAAGTAGTTTGTACTCTTTACCGTGTAGACTTCGCCTTGACCTCTTACGCTATCACCATCCATGCAACGTACTTCATCACCAGCCTTGACAGTAATTCTCTTCTCGCATACCACATGATAATTCGGACGATACACAGAGCCGTTATCAGATGAAAACTCTTTGGTAGTGTTATCATCACAACGGCATTTGCACACCTCCTGCCAGCTTTCACCACCTGTTCCGGGAATAGGTCTGCCAAACTCATCCTTATCCATTGGGGTGATAACTTTTACCTGCAATATGTGTGGGGCGAATATCATAAGAAAGTCACTTTAGGCTTATCACTCAATTCGTCTTTCAAACCGTACCGCTTGCACAGAAATGAATAGTAATCCTTAATGCCTTGAATGTTCCAAGACATAGAAAAACCGCTTTCGCTGATGGAAGTGGCACGAAGCAATAGAGAGGGGATGAACTTCGCAATTGCCACCGACACCCGTGTTTGGCAATCCTCGTTCATCTCACCCCCTCCGCTTATCTTTGCGTTCAGACATATATCGAAAAGGTCAGCCTCCGACAAGTTAACGCCGAAGGTCTGAAACTTCTGTAATATATAATCGTTTACTGTCATGCGTTCATCTCACTCAAATCGAAGTTCACAATCAGGTTCGGGTTCGCAATCTGCGGAATCCATTCGGCTGTGTATTCCAGATAGCGACCATTGCCGTCCTTGTAACCTGAAATCAGCATATCGCCATCTGCCTGAGTGTAATTACGTCCCGGTACACCATCCACAGCTTCATAAGGAGTGTGGAAGCGCATATAACCGATTTTATCCTGCGGAAGCAGGGAAATACGACCATCTGCATAAATGGGGATATTCTTACCTGTTTGGTCTACCACATAATCTTCCTTGATTTCAATAGCCGGAAGTCCGATACCTGTAAAAATGGTAGAAGCCAGTTGCGAGGTGATAAGCCCGGTAGACATATACATTTCATTGCCTGTAAGCTGCATTTTGAACTTATCTCCAAATTCACTTGAACCGATAATATTCTTGATGAATGTGCCACGGCTCATAATCATCTTGGGGAATGTGCCGTAAATAGATTTCAGCTCATTCAGTTTCTGCTGCAAGTAAGTGACGAAATAGTCTTTATCCTCTGTGTCCGGCTTGATAAACTTAAACGGCAAGTCGATGTTCAATAAGTCAATTCCTCCGGCATTGTCGTCCTTGTTCTTCACGCTTGCTGCTCCAGTCATCAACAGAGAGCCTACGATAATGTCCATACGCTTGTGCGGTGCCAGCAATACCTGACGGTAATCGTCATAGATGAAGTCCACGATGTCACGCATGGCTGCTTTCTGGTCTTCCGGTTTGGCGGCATTATACTTATCTATCAAGTCCTGCAAGTCAGACAAACGGTCGATTGAGATTTGATAGCGGTCACCCAAATAGGCAATCTCACCATATCCGGAACCGATATTCCTGCGTTCACGGATAGGCTTTTCGCCATAACGGGAGTTGATGGAACCAGCCATCACGCCAGTAACCTGACCGATGTAGTCTTTAAATACACGAGTAGTAGTCCTACGGAAGCCCAAATACTGCTGCCAATAAATTGTGTCCTTTCTTGTCTTGAGGACACGCTGAATCACTGCATTTACAATGTTCGGGTCATTAAACAATGTATGAATAGTTAGCATCATATATTAGTCCTCCTTTCTTTATTTTGCCATTATACCTGCGTTTTTCAACGCTGTCAATAATCCGTTAAAGTTTTCTACCGACACCGTACCAGATGCATCATTCACTTTGGCTGCCTGCTTTACACCTCCAAGAGCAGAAGTCGTAGCTGCTGTTAAAGTATACTTGTTAGCTTGTGCTGCAACCCCATCCAATTTGGCTTTATCTTCCTTGCTCATCAATCCGTCCCGACTGGAAGAAGCCTTAGGAATTGATACAGTGTCTTTTTCTTGTTTGACATCCTGAGCATTAAACTGGAAGTGCGGCATATTCGCCTTGTCAATATCTGCGAAAGGCATTACCAGCTTGGTCGGTTCGATTTCAAACGCACGCATCAAAAGGGAAACCAATACTATGCCATCCTCTACCTGCTTCCTTTCATACAGAGCTGAATTTGCGATAACTTTGGGCGTTGTACCATCTGCGGCTGTCGCTTCGTAAAGAACTGTTCCAGCTTCTAGATTTTCTCCAAAGTCTGCCGCTAACGTCAGCTTATCAAAAGCTTTGTCAGCCTTGTCAATAGCGTTGATTGTCGCTCCATGCGCACCGTTACCCAAGTGCATACCTTTGTAAGCCAAAGAACGTTTCTTGATTTTCAATGTGGTATTGGAGCCTGTCGTAAACTTCTCATATACTTCCACACGGATAGCCACTTGGGATGTTTTCTTCACCAAGTCAGCTGCAATCGGTGTGAATGAGGGCAAGTACGAGCCGACAACGAGGTTGGTTGTGTCCAACTTATACGGACCTCTGCGTCTGCGTCCGGTTTCTACGTCGTAGCGTTCTTCCTGCTCAACTTCCGGTTCAAGATTATACTTAAATCCTGCTGCCATAAAATCACTGTTTTTGTTGTTCTACAATTTCTTTAGTGTCGTCTGCAATCATTTTCGCAAACGCCTGAGTCTCATTCTCCAGTTCTTTTTTTGCTGTATCTGGAGGAACTACACCCTTAAAGCCGTCATTCGCAAACTCCTGCTTCAAGTCCTTGAAGTATGCGTCCAAGTCCTCATCGTCCTTAATGGCGCATCGTTTGGCGTAGTTTTCGGGAATACCATACTCCTTTGCCTTTGCCAAAATCTGCTGGCTACGTGTTGCTTGAGTCTTTTCCGTTTCTAACTGTGTTAGCTTATCAGAAAGGTTCTTGTTGGAGTCAATTAAAGCTTGCGCCCATGCAGGCACATCGTCTTTATTCTCTTCCGTTTTGGTGGTTGTGATAGTCTCGATTGGCTTACCGTCTTTAAGGTTATGCCTCTTCTCGTAGTTAGTCACTGCCGTTTTTGAAGCATCCCCGGCACGGAAATCACCATAGGAATTAAGCACGTCCGAAAAACTGATACCCTCAACAATGGAGTTTACTTTTGTCTCGTCCGTTACACCCTCTGCCTTTTTGGTGGCAATGCGGGTAAGAATAGCAGTGTCCACCCCAGCGAATTTCTGTTGTAGCCCTGCTAAGATTTGTTCTAAGATTGTCATACCGTATGAATTTGATTTATAAATTTCTACGGTAAATTTCGTTATTTATAAAGAAGGTGAAAAATTATCAGATAGGTGATACACGACAATAAAACGATTGTCGTAAAATGGTATAAAAAAAGGCGTGAAACCGAATGAATCACGCCTAAAATATATCACGACAAAAACTTATACTTATACTCCCAACACTATATTTGCATCAATATTTAGCTTCCGGCTTATCTCACGAGCAACTTTCAAGGTTGGTTCACATTTACCAGATATATAATCACTTAATCGTGATGGGCTGACACCAACCAACTTTGCAAGTGATTTTTGATTAAGCCCCATTTCGTACATACGAAGTTTAAGAACATCCACAAGTGTTGGTTCTCCCAATGCAAAATGTTCTTCGGAATAATCAGCAACCAAATTAGAAAGAAGCTCCAATTCTATGCTATTTGGGTCATTCAAAGGAGTATCATCTTTCACTAATGGAAGAAGTTCCTCTACTCTTTTCACCGCCCATTCATATTGGGCTTGATTTTCTATCTTTGTCATAATCCTAAATATTAGCGCAATCTATTTTATCATATTCTTTATGAGTACCAATAAAGCGAATATACACAAACTGAATAGTGAATTTAATCACTACTACCAAACGATAGTTATTGCCTTTGATATTGAAAACATAGTGTTGATTACCTACACTATCAACGCTATTAAACGTTTTCTTAATATCGGCAAAACAGGTCCACTTGCTTCTTTTCACAATGGTAGTCCATTCTTGCAAAGCGACCTTTGAATCGGGATGGTTCTCTGCATATTCTTTTAATGCTTGTTCGGTAAATATTCTCATTGGTTACTCAATTATCGTGTGACAAAAATACATATATAATTCTATAATTCAAAATTATATTCTAATATTTATAATTTAAAAGAGCAAAAAAAAATAGCGGCAACTCTTTGAAGCCACCGCTAACTATTTTTCTTATACTAAAACTATAAGTCCCGTAATTTTTCTAACTAAGAGGCGTTTTTCTTTCCCTTATCTCCGATTTGCTCATTCTTTGCTGCTTGTTCCTCTTTGATTTCTGCAAGTTCCTCTTCTACATGTATTAATTTTTCCTATTATATATCTCTTTAATTTTCCCCTCTGCAAACTTATTTATATCAGAAGAAGTACATCCTGATTCGTTAAAAAAATCACTTAGGTCAAAATAAATCTCCTTATGGTTATTCCCTTTCGATATACATATTATATCAAAAGGTATTGATTTATTCCCGTCCAATGTTATATTTCTCAGCTTTTGCATGCCCCAACTATAATCAGGATAGTATTTATTTATCCATTCTCTTTCAGAATGTACTCCCAAAACATGTGTTATTGCATGGATTTTAACAATATCAAAATGTTGGCTTCGAAGCATTATTTCAAAAGTTATTGTCTCATCTTTATATTTAATTACAAATTCTTCTTTTTTGAAGGCTTCTTTTTTGAAGGCTTCTTTTTTGAAGGCTTCCTTTATTAAGTCATAAATCTGTTTTATTCCATCTCTTAATGAAGGAATAAACCCTATTATTATAGCTGCTACAACAATGGTAGCTATAATCCAATTATCTAAAAAGAAATTGATAATAGTGTCGTATTTTGTAGTTGTCTCCATAATCATAACCTTTCAGCTAAATCCTTAACATCTTCCGCAGACTTTACCTCATGCACGGTATCTCCTATCTTCACGAAGCCTACTATATCTCCGGTGTTTGACTTTTCAAATAGTTCAGTTACTGGGACACCCAAAGCATCGGCGATTTTTTCCAATGTACCAATAGTGGGGTTGCCATTAATTGCTTTTGATAGCCCAACTCGTGACAAGCCTATTTTTTCAGCGAGTTCAGTTTGATTGATTCCTGCCTCTTTACATAGTTCTAAAATTCTAAATCTCATATATGTATATATTTAGTTTACTCCCATTATTTATGGCAAAGTTACTCAAAGTTTTCATATTAGCTAAATAAGACAACTAAAAGTATTCTTTTTATAATTTATTAACTATCTATATTTTGCCAATTGAATACTCATAGTTTGCTTTGCAATATCAAAATGATAACTAAAAGTATAATTTAAAACATATAAGAGTATGAGCACAAAATTTAAAAGTCAGATGAAAGAGGTAATGAGTTTAGCATGGCAGTTTGTTCGCAAGAACGGTTATTCAATGAGTGAAGCGTTAAAATGCGCATGGGCTAATTTGAAGCTGAAAGCGGCTTTGAAAGTAAAGATAGTAGAGTTCTACTTCAAAAAGACAGACGGCACGTTACGTCAAGCCTTTGGTACTCTCAAAGAGAATCTTATCGGTGAAACGAAAGGTACTGGCAGAAAGCCGAATGATAATCTGCAAGTGTATTGGGACACAGAGAAAGAAGAATACAGATGTTTCAAGAAGTGTAACCTTATTAAAATCGCATGACAATGAAAAAGAAAAGTATGGCAACAGTTGAGATTGAATGCTCAAATACACATTCAATGCCAGTATTCAGCGACTTTTTAAGTGAAGTACAAAAGCGGTTTGATATTGAGAAAGAAGCTAAGAATGAATTATATTCTTTTATCATACAGATGGGGTTGTTAGACCAATTTAGAGAGTTTTCTCAGCATTATAGGGGCGTGAATCACCATGCTGCGTGTATTGATATGCTTGCAGTGTAGTTCTTAACACGATTATCCAAAGGCAGTCTTTGCACGACTTTAAAGGCTGCCTTTATTATTCACTCTTAAATGAAATAAGTATGGACGAAATTTGGAAAGACATTGAAGGGTACGAAGACGATTATCAAGTATCAAATTTAGGTAGGGTAAAATCCTTGCCAAAGAAATGCTGGAACGGTAAAGGATATTGGTTTAGAGATGGACGCATTTTAATACCCATAAAAAGCAAAAAGGGGTATTTGAATGTATGGTGCAGAAAGCGCATATTTAAAGTTCATCGCTTGGTCGCAAATGCTTTTATACCTAATCCGCAAAACCTACCACAAGTAAACCACATAGACGGTGATAAAACCAATAATTGCGTTACTAATCTTGAATGGGTTACTGATGGTGAAAACTTACTACACGCATATAGGGTTCTTGGTAGAAAGCAAAAGACTGGCAAAAACCACCATAATTCACGAGCTGTTCTACAATTAAAAGACGGCAAAATTATAAATTCATTTGATAGTTTGAATGAAGCGACACGCGCAACTGGTGCGCACCATTCGGGCATTTCAATGTGCTGTAATGGGAAAATAAAGAAGCACAAGGGCTATCAATGGAGATACAAAGAGGAGTGATTTCACTCCCCTTTCTTTATGCTTTGTTTCTGCATTTCAGCGTTTCTTTTTTCTTCTTGTTCTTCTTTTATCTCTGCGATTTCTTCTTCGATGCGGTCAATATTTCCAGCGAACATTACTCCATGTCGTTGCGACCATACACCACCCGATACAGCTTTTACAGCTACATTGACTTTATCTTCTAAATTGTCAAGGCGATACGGAACAACTTCTGTACTAATATCTATCGTTTCAGATGCTTTGTTAAATTCAGATGGATTTATAGAGCCTAAAGCAGAGACTATGAAGTTCACACGCCTTTGCAAGAACTCACCTATCACCTCGGCATGATTTTGAACTTGCAAATGTGTCGAAAGAAACACGTAATCGAAAGCCACTCCGGACAAGGCATTTCCAGCACCGCTCAACTTTTCAAAACTGATTTGTGGTGTATTCGTCATAGAATATGCTTTCTCAAAGAGGGTTTCTACCTCAAATTTTACGGTATCATTTGCTTGGTTCCACGTCAGATACTGGGCATCCGCACCTTCACCTGTAAGTTTGACCATTCTATCCTTAACCTTACCCATGAAACCCTCTACATCTCCAATTAGCTTCAGCAGTGGGAAGAAATGGTAGTCTATACAATCAGCATAATTAGATAACAGTTTTTCCAGCCGGACACGGAATGTCTTTATCTTCTTGCAATAAGATTCAGGACGATAAGCATAGAGAACCGGTAGTTTTGGGAATCCATGAGCAAAAGGAGTTCTTTCTTCATATCCTTTAGACAAATCCCATTGATAAACCATTTTGTCCGTGATAGTCATAAAGCAGATGACCTCCGAATCATCCATGAGCTTCTTTTTATACTCACGTGAGAAAGCAATCATTTTACCTTCGTCGTTAAAGAACGGGTATAGCTTATCACCTCTGAATGGAGACCATAACACGCTTTTCAGTTTCTTGGTGGGCTTGACCTTGCCACCGAACGTAGTCTTAACTTTCTTCCAAAACTTTGCCCAAAACGAATCATCATCGGTAACATACCAATATTCTGCCGCTTCTTGTTCGGAGAGCCAGGCACGGACAATCTTCTTGTTTTGGTATTTGATTTTGTTGGATTTAAATACAGCCTTTACCGCATCCAGCAGCTTCTTTTCATCATCATCAGTTGGAGTGCAATCCATAGACGGTTCTGTGCCGACTGTAAAAGCAGTTTGGATGTTCACGATATCCTGTTCCAATGGAATGGAGATACGGTTCACCGGTTCAGTCTTATACTTTGCTTCGATTTCATAAGTCTTACCCGTTTTTTCATCGAAAACTTTTTCGGATTCCTTATCAAGTACTTTTCTGTCCGGATACTTTTCTTTATCCACAATGATTTCGTGGCGTTCCGGATTCCAATCATCCCAAAGTTTGCAACGGTCGGGAAGTTCAGTCTTCCTACCTTTCTTCAGGTAGTTTATCTTCTGCCCGATGTCAGGCAATGCTAATATTTCTTCTAAATTCAATGGCATAGTTTATATTTTTAATGTGTGAATATTCCTGTTAAATCTTTCGGCTTCTGAATCTTACCAAGAAGCTCACCCAATACATAGTAACGTACAGCATCTATACAATTATGCACGAGAACCCCATTAGCGAAGAACTCGTGCATATCTTCAACTTCTATATCATAAACGTTACATATATCTTCCTTTACTATCTCTATCTCTTTCAGCTCTGACGCTTGCAGAATATTGTCCGCTACATCTCCTACAACAAAATTCGGTCTTGCTGTATTTGTTTGCAACAAATTCATTGCCGCACCATTTGCATTTCCTCTTTTCGTTATCAGTCCCTGAATGATACCGATAGGCTGTTTTGCATTTGTTTGAGCAAAACTTATTATTTCCGTTTGAAATGGCAGAGAACTCTTTTCCACACCATTCACAAATGAAGGTTTCCGGCTTTGCATTTGCAAATTGCTCTTTTGCTTTTTTGCTATGCCATTTCCTTCCCTCCTCTGATTTGTGCCATTCAACGGCAAGTTGGCTTGCTTTGGCAATATTCTCTCTTCTCCATGCAAGCAGTTCATTATCTCTACTTTGCTCTTCTGCGTGATGCCGTAAATGTGCGTGCATCTCAACAAGTTCAAGATTGGATATATCATTATTCCAAGTGTTTTCATCTTTATGGTGAACATGATACCCTTTAGGTATTTGCCCATTATAGAATTTCCACACTTCACGATGTAGTCGTTTAGTTCCACGGGAGAAATAACGTTCTCCGGCATATAATTTGTATTCTTTGCCATTAAAGACTTGCACGTATAGAGTACGTCCCCTTTCGTCAGTTCTTGTAATTGCTTCCATCCATTTATAGTTTTAAATTTATGTTCAGGCGTTGCCTTTATTTCAACTATAAAGTTACTAAAAACCAACCGAGTATGCAATATCTTTCTACATCCATTATCAAAGAATTTGTTAACCTTTCTAAAACCGTTTGATGTGAGTACATAATCACCCTTTCTAATCTTATCAATTCGCTTATTCCCTACGCTTGTCATTACAAGAGTCTCTCCTACGAAACAGTGATTGTCATGGTCTTCCGGTTCGTTGATATAGTTCCCGTCCTTATCCTTTGCCCAAACATACTTTCTGAACTCGCTTTGCAAGTTGTACGAGCGTTTGGTTATATAAATCTCCATATCTTTCATTTTGTCAATTCCGGCATTGATAGAGCCTGCACCTTTCTCTACGGCATATATCTTGATTCCTCCGTTGTGTATCTCTTGAATCAAACGTGGGTCTGCGCTGTCAGCAATGACTTTCAATCCCCACGGGCGAAGAGTCTTGATGATGTCAGAAGAAAGCAATCCAGTACGGTAATCCACTTCATCCAAGTAAAGGGCGTTATCAACGATACCACAACGAATGGAAGCAGACGGGTCATGCGTATAACCGAAGTCTTGCCCGAAAGCAATTTTCTTTGCCCAAGCCGGGAACTCGTCAACAATTCCCCACTTCTTGAACACAGCACCTTCTGCAACGTCAGCCCACCGGCCGATAACCACATGAGCATACTTTTCAGGATTACTCACCTTCATATCTTCCACCTCTTTCAGGAACTCAGGAGAAAGGTTATCCAAGTTATCAAAATACGTAGTATGGATATGGAGCACATTCGGATGAGTGGAAATCTGAACCTGCACACCGTCAATCTCTACCAGCTTGTGAGTTTTCTCAATGTATTTCTTGTAGATGAAGTGATTGGAATCACATGGGTTCATTATAATGATAATCCGGTTCTGAATACCCTTCTTGCGAATGGAGAGCATTATCTTGTCGAACTCATCTTCGCTTGTCCACTCTTCCGCTTCATCGCAGACAAAAGTCGTAATGCCTTGAATGGATTTCAGTTTTGCTGTCTGGTTTCCGGAAGAAGTCTTGATACCCCGAAACATGATACGGCTCTTAGTCATCTTATTGACTATGTCCGTCTTTGTGGTCTTGAAATATTTCGTGGTACCGTCCAAATCTATCTTCTCCATCATTTCGGGGATGATAGACATACCGGCAGAAACCATCGTGTAACGGGTGTAAAGAATCTGATGAACTATTTTCTCTACGGGAGTCATTTCAAAAGTCAACCGCTCAATAAAGGTAGAAGCATTGAAAGACTTTCCCGAACCACGCCCACCGGTAATAAGAATTATAAATTTTTCCTTATCCTCGTATAATGGATGGTAAATTTCTTGAGATACTATCATTTCAGCTTGTCTTTAATCCAAGAATCAATGTTGATGCCATGCTCTATGTCTGTTGGAATATCTGCATCATCTTCAGCTCTTGGAGCCGGTCTATTCCATTGTTCGGGCTTACGGTTTTTGAGCCAGAAAATACCAGCTGTTGTATCAGGTGGTACTTCTTGGTCTAATTCCACAATCTCTACCCGTTCTTTCTCGCATCTGCGACCTTCTTCATCGAAAAACACATCTTTCACCTTAATAGCCTGTTGAACTTTTACCTTCATCCCCATAGCCTTACGATAAATCTTGCTTTCAATGGCAAAATCAATGGGCGCACGCCCATTTTTTAATGCTTTAGATAATTTAGGCAATTTACCTTTCAACACAGAGAAATGCGCTTCACTGTAGCCGATGTTTGCTGCGATTTGCTTATCGTCCAAACCATCACGTGCCCAACCCTCAATACGGATTAGGTTCTGTTCATCATCAAAATCAAACTTCGGCTTTGCCATACTTATTCAATCAGTTTTAAAACACCTTCCCCTTTAGCGAACTTATCATCTGTACTTATACCAAGCAGGTCACAAAAATCAGCCTTAGCTTCGTAGGAGGAGAACGAAAGCATTATGTAAGCTTCTTCATTGAGTTGGCGTTCCTTAGCCACTGCCTTAACCTGTTGCTTAACCTCTTTCATGTGAGCTTTCTTTTCTTCATCTGTTCTATCAAGACGCTTTGATTCTTTCACCGGGGAAGATAGCAAATTATCTAAAGAATCAGACAATCTAATATCATCAATACCACTTATGGATAGAATATCATTAAGTTCAGCTTCACTCAAACCGACATCGGAGTAATCAATATCATTAATGTAATCAGCTATCAAATCAATATCTGGTTTAGTATTTCCCACGGCCATGTATGTAAGCTGTTCCTTCTCAGCCTTATCATCCAGATTTACGACCTCAACCTTAACATTGTAATCCGTGCTGGAAGTACCATCGTATTTATAATGCAAATCCATTGCTTTTATCCTGCGATGCCCGTCTATAAGATTTCCCGATTTCTCATTCCATACGATACCGCCGAGGAAACCCACTTTTTGCAAGTTCTTCTTTTGCAGTTTTACCCTCTCATCAGAATGCCTTTTAGGATTAATCGGATTCAGATTTATTTTGGAGCGCTTTATAATTCTTGTCTCACTTTGCTTTAGTTCTTTCATAATCGTATTCAAATAGTTTTCGTTCCACCAAAGGGTATTCATTTATAACTTTCTGCAAATCACCCGGAAATCTATTACGAAGAAAAAGAAGGTAGTTAATATCCGTTATGTCCGTTCCGGATGATTGATGCTTGGAATCGTATGATTCCGGTTTGATTAAACCAGCCCTGCTAATATAATCCATGACGTCTTTATTTTTGTATTCAGACAATGGATAACACTTCTTTTGCGCTTCATTAATTCCGTTCATGTCGTATGTACGTAGCATCAAACGCCTGTTCATTGAATCGGATTGCTTAAAGCCGAAGAAAGCCCACTCAATATTGTATTTCTCCCTTACTATATCTGTAAGCTGAGCCATGCTGTAAAGTTTCTGTTTCTCATTTTTCTCGCATCCCATATACCCAATGCGTCTATAGGAATAAACTGCAAAATGAGGAATCTGCACATACTTAACATTTGGATATTTATTACAAGCATAGTTTATATAACGGTTAATATGAGATAAGTCTTTAACAACGTACATATAAACGCATACAATTTCTTTAAAGTATGGTGAAATAAGGTCTAAAAGGGCTATACTGTCTTTACCCGATGCCGAGTGAAACAATATAACCCTGTCAGTCCTTTCGGCGATAGTTTTTATTATATCTATTGCCTTTTTCATCATCAAGCAATCCTACCACCTACCTTACGATTAATTCTCGCTCTTTGGGCTGCATTTCTACCCATAGATTGAAAACGACCAGCTTCATAGTCTTTTCGAGTGCGATATTTATTACCGCTCGCATCAGTTGCGTAAGTTTCTCCCATAATCTTAAATTTTAAATTAAACAATCTTTTTACCAATAAGTAAAGCCACCGAAGTGGCTTATATTATTTCAATCCATCATGATGAATAATCTCACAGATATGTAAATAATAGAACAATGGCACTTCTTCGGGCGGATTTTTCTTGAAATCTTCTAGCTGTTCATCGAAATCATGAAAATCAAATTCATCGTGCATGAACTTTATTCCTTCTTCTGTTATTTCGCCTATACCAATTTCATCAATGGCGACATCAAGTGTCCATGGTGCACCAGTACTATAAAAATGAATAGCTTCTATATCAGTCCTTAAAATAGGTTGACATTCTTGCTCGCGTCCAGCTTTTCTAAATTTCTCGTTTTCGTCAACTTGCGCAAAGTCCGTGAACATCTTCTCATATTTGGCGCTAAGCATACGTGTTTCTATGCTCTTTTTACCATTCAAAATATCTAAAGCGTTTTCTTTTGTCATTATGAGCGAATACGCTTCTATCTCTTGACCATTATAATTAATCTTCATATCACTATATCGTTATAAAATTTATACATAAAAGATAGTACCCCAAAGGTACTACCACAACCAAAGATAACGAAATATCTTCAATCGTTATACACGACAATTGGCTTATTGTCGTGAACTAAGCCATTTATCCCGTCTTTCTCTACACGCCTCTAAGGTAGGCGCACAGCAAGAAAACAACTCACCGCTTTCAGTACGGTAGTCGTACTGGTACATTCTCACTCTTTTACCTCTCAACCTGGTGTTGTAGGTAGTGTAATTCTCTTTACCGGGTTGACATACGCTGCAACCGTTTTTGTTTATTGAGTTCATAAGCTAATCTATAAAAGTGTTATTGCAATATTCTTTCACTCTCTTTAAGTCAGGATAGCCACTTTTACAAACAATATCACCCACTATTGAATCATGCTTAATATGTCTGTCAAGATAGTCAATCAACCGTTGTGCTGCATCCTCTTTCGTAGCTGCCACAAATCCCATACCCGCAAAGTTGCCAACAAGCCATTCAGAAGTCACTGTCACACCTCTTTCGTCTGTGTATATGTGGTATTCTGAATTAGGTAAACTCTCTATCAATTCAATAATTTCTTTCGGTGTTACCATGTCAATCTATATTTATCGTTTCACATTCAATCTTTCTTCACTCGTATAAGCCACTACAAGCCCTGTTTCATCATGCTGTATGGTGATGTACTTTTCACCCCTCTCTATAGTAGAGAAGTCATAAGGGGTTACCATCTTACCCAATACCTTGCCCAGTTGCTTCATCAGTGGGGCTTCAGGGCTGATAACTAAAACTAAATCCGCTTTCATAATCGTGTATATTGTGGTGCCCGAAAGCTACCGGATTAGGACTTAAAATAATCAAAATATATATTCACCTGTTTGTTTGTCATAGACACCTATTAAACCGTCTTTATACTTTTTACGGTAATTTTCATAATGTCTTGTTATGATTTTAAGAGAATTAGAATCTTTCACAAATACACCGTTAAGCTCTAAATAATACCGTTTCATAATCTTCTATATTGCGCAGGGCTTTCGCCCTGCTGGTTAAACTCAGTTTATTTCGTAATAAGGTTGCTCGCCTCTAATAACTCTCTTTGCATCTGCAATGCTATCATACAGCTTTGATTCGTCATTATCTATGATTACAAATTCTTGATGAAAGCCATCTTCAAACACTGTTATTATGTGACCTTTGTAACTTACTTCTCTGATGATATTCTTTGCTTTCATTATCGTATATCTTTTAATTGTTATTACTTCGTTTCTGATGATGCAAAGATAGTATATTATGTAACAAATAATACTATTTATATAGTTAATAAATTATAAAAGTATTATTTTATGTAACATATAATAATTATATAAGTATATTTGCATCATGGAAAAGGAAGATAAAAGAAGAGTTATACACGTAGAAATGAAAGCAACTGGTAAGCATAGGTACTTTGCTTCACCTGCTGCCATCTATGATGTATTTTCAAGTCAAGAACTTGGAATTGCCCGGCAGTCACTTCTGAACTACTGGCAAAAGACGGAAGAACCTTATGAGAATGCTATTTGCGTAATCAGAAAAGGAGAGTTAGAACGAAAAACTAAAAATAAGAAAGGAGATATAAATGAGACAAATTACATTAATCCAGGGTGAAAAAGGTTCGGGTAAATCTAAATTTATTCACGAAAAACTCAAAGAAATAGAATCGGAAGTCGAAGTTATAGAAACTGTTAATAAGGGGGATTGGAATACCGAAATCTACATTGTCAGAAATAAAAATTCCAACGACATTATTATCCTAAATTCCGGCTCAGATATGAAGTGTATTATTAGCGCATTTGGAGCTGTTTTAAGTAAATACCCAACAGTTGCATCTATATTCACAGCTATTAGACCTTACAATAATAACCCCAAGTTGCATACTTGGATGAAATCAGAGCTTCATATAACTGAGCAAGATAAAGTCACTACTATTGATTTAGATAAGCCAAAGCATTAAACTCCGGCTTACTCATTGATAACCTCATTAAAAGCAATAAAGGCGCACCAAAACGATGCGCCTTCTGTTGTCAATTAGTTCTTAATTTTATATCAGAGCCTCACGGCTAGAATATCAGAATCTGACAGCTTCCATTCTTCTGAGAAGATTATTATATCTCTCTTGTATAAGAGCTCTTTGTTTATCGGAAGCAGTTACAATCTTTCCCTTATATTTCCGCATGACAGATTCATTCATGCCAATTTCCTTTGCAAACTTACTGGCATTTATGAAAGGAAATGCCTCGAAGAATCCGCTTAAATCATATACGTAATCAACAGAATACCCAGACTTATACCACACAGGAAAGTCTCCATGTTTTTCTTTATAATATTCAGCCTGCTCTTCAAGTACGGACATAAAATCATCTTTCGCTTCCTGCTCTGTAAGCCCAAAACCGTACGCTCCGTTCACATCCTCCGAATATACGGAAATACCCCCATCATTCGCCTTTTCAATAATTGCCTTAATCTTCTTCATAATCGTGTATTTTAAATTCGTCAATTAAAGCACCCACCGAAGTGGGTGCAGTCCTTTCACTTCTTTAACCCTGCCTTTTTCAACATACTGTCAAGAGTACCATTGGGTATCTCTTGAGACTGATGTCTGCCAACAGGAATAAAGTAGTCAAAGTCGGGATGAACATATTTATAATGTTTCTTTCCCTTTTTGATTGTCCAGCCAGCTGATTCAATCAATTTGTAAAACTCTGAATACTTCATAAAATCAAAGAACATTTTTAATTGACACTACAAAAGTAACATATTTGTTACAATAAAACAAGCAAAGATGAAGAAAGAAATAACATATTTGTTACTTTTAACACCGTGTACACATAACAAAAGCCGGATCACTAAACTCCGGCTCATTAATTGATTAGCCCTTTGAATTTCAACCGATTTACGATTTCGGTGTAAAGATACTCTATATCCCCGCTGAAATCCCCATAGTTCTGATAGAGAAACACGACATCAGCGCAGTTGTCGGAAATTGTACTCTTGGACTGAACCCCAAGTACCCTTGACATCTCTTCGCGTAACCCAGCTGTCATTTTCCCACCGGCAAGCGAACTTGGAGAAAACAGGTACAGGATAATGAAAATGAACTTCTTCCGCTGGGTAACACTGTCAATATTCGGTGGACATCCTCTCTCATTCAGCAACTCAACGAATATTTTGTAGATTTCATGGATAAGGCTTTTGTCTTTCAAAATTGGGGTGGTCAAGGCGTTTTCTTCCTCTGAAAGTTCTGATTTCTCAATTCTAATCTTTTTAAGGCGAATTATTTTGTTAAAATCCAGTTCCATAACACGATTATTTTAAAAGTAAATAGTATATTTGCATCATAATCGTGTAAGGAAGAGCTGATTCATGGTCGTGCGTGGGTTGGCTCTTTTTCATTCTTCCCCATTCGTGCTGACGAATGGTTTCTTTTCCAAATCATAGCAAGTGATATATACCCGTTTCCCATTAACATCACATAGAGCAAGGGCATATCCTTTCTCTAGTATTTTAACCGGCTGATTGTCGCAATAGACAGTACTTCCAACCGGAACTCTTATAAAATGACGTACTATCATTTGATTATCTTTAGCTTGTTATACCAGCGTGAAGAGAAAGGGAACCACCCGATTAGGAATGATTCCCCGAAAATAGTTACTTTATATAGTTTGCTCATGGCTATTTCTTTTTCAAATTAGACATCACACATTTAATCACTTCATAAATGAAAATAGCAAGAAAAATAGTAGTCCATGGATATTGGTTTATCAGTTCATAAAAATCTCTCATAGTTTTACCTCCTTCCACTCACTTTCTATAATCACATGTTCACACTTATTACACCTATGCAAATAAGTTGGGAATGGTGCCGTTGTATAGTCCTCAACAGCTATTTCTATACTGCCACATTCCGGACATTCTATCTTTACCTCTTTGATACCGGGATAATCCCAAAAGGATAATTTGCCTTTCACGTCCTTAATTGGATTTTCGTAGAGAATAGGGTTAGCTAGTACCCAGTTATAAACTCCTTTCTCTGCCCAGATGGAAGGATGGTTTTGTACACAGTCTATTATCTCGACGCTTCCGATTATGGAGCCTGTACAAAAACTAAAATCTTTCCACTCTTTGTTTTCCGGTAATGCCAATAACTGCTCATTGGTAAGTATTGAATCATAGAAATTATCATAATTCAAAGGTTTACCGCTTGAATGAATCAGTACCCTCTGCCCTAAGTATTTCTTAGGGCAGCTCCAAGTACGGTTCTCAATGTCTTTAATACCATGAACTATCAAAGAGGCCCACGGCTGTTTTATGGTTATTGCTTTCATCTTATTATTTTTTACTTATATTTGTGCCAAGTAACTAAATGGTACGCATTGACGTTAAGGTTCAAATCCTTGTTGCTTTTTAATTATTGTTTAATTTTTAATAAATACTTTTATGAAAATAATACCGACAAATACTTGTCGGCTCATTTCAGAACGTATCTCAGAAATTTTCAGAAATTCTCAGAATAAAAAGCCGACAATAATTAAAAACAAATTTGGCTTTAAACTCAATTTAGGAATTATCTCCTTTAGGCTATGCCGAAAGGAAAGCCTTGTTGAATTTTCAACTCAACTGAATTTGGGGATTTTTCAATTTGAGTGGAGTAGAGAATGGAGTAGTTTAAGTGGAAAGAATGCCACTCATTGTGGAGGCGCAGGTTCGACACCTGCTCTCCATTCTTTTTTATCCTACATTTATCAAGTCAAACAATGTGGGTGCGCTGACCTCCATCTCCGCCTCATACAGATATGAAAGACTGTCTTTCCAATAGTCATAATTTAGTTCAGTAGATAATCCCTTACGTTTCAGTCTGATGGCACAATAAGGTACTGTGCCGATACCTCCGAAGGGGTCAAACACCAACTCACCCTTGTTTGAATACCGTTCAATCAGTCTTTCAACGATATCGAGCTGTAAAGGGCAGATGTGGTTCTGCCGTTTCTTCTGTGACTGCTTGGTATTGAGTGTGCGCATACGGGTGACATCATCCCATATCCAATCTTTCTTGCTTACAGGGTCAACGGCCATAAATGTTTTAGGCAGCTTTCCGTATATTTCCAATTCTTCAGCGAATGATACATGTTCCTCGTAGTTATATATATGTTCACGTTCGTAGTTCCTGAACAGATGGCGTATCTTATCTATTCCGGCTCCTTTCATGTCCTCATAGCTCAATAGAGAGTTACCAGAAGATTTCCAACTTGCATGGGCATCTATCTGCCAACGGGCAAGCGAGTATTCATTCTTATTCTTTGTCACCGGCAAATCAGCATAGGCTCGTGAGGTATCAGAAGGCAACTTTCGGAAGAGAAGAACATATTCCGGGCAACCGATACCCATCTTTGAACCGTCCTTGCACATCTCTGTATATCCAAGCCGATAAGTCTGGTTGTTCTCCCTCACCACATCCGTATCCACTGTAATACGCCCCATGTAGCGGAACCCGTGCTTCAGATAATGGAACACTGTCATTTCGCTGAACGGGTCGATGGTGGGCATACCGTCACCCGTAGCGTTGCCGAACAGTACACGGTCCTTTACATGGATGCAGGCCAACCGGCCGGGCTTTAAAATACGCATAAGCTCCGGGGTGAGATAGTCCATCTGCTCAAAGAACTTGCCGTTGTCTTCATTATGCCCGAAGTCGTTGTAGGTAGGCGTATATTCGTAGTGGTTGGAGAACGGGATACTGGTTACAATCAGGTCTACCGAATTATCTTCCATCTTCTGACATTCAAGTACATTGTCATTATTGATAGCTTTCCACAGTTTGCCGGACTTTTCTTCCCTGCTGGCAAACATCCACCGCATCATCTTTTCCTCTGCCTGCAAACCGAACAAACCGTTCTTGCGGACTATATCGGTCATCTTGGCTACCATCTGGCGGTGTTGCGCCCACTTCTGCATGAATGATTTGAATATTTCACCTTCGCTTTCGGCATACACCAAGTAAAGCTCTACGGGATGCTGCTGCATGAAACGGTAGATACGGGCTATCGCTTGGAACTTGTCGTTGAAACGGTAGTCAATAAACATGATTGCCTTGTGGCAGTGGTACTGGAAGTTCAAACCCTCACCAAGCATTTCAGGTTTGGCGACCAGATATTTCAGACGGCCGTCTTTGAAATCCGCTATCACCCTGTCGGCTTCATCATCATCTTGCGAGCCATACACAGCCTTACATCCGGGAATTGCCTTGCAGAGTGCCTCACGTTCAGCCTCCAAGTCATGCCATAAAAGGAAATGGTCGTCTTTGTTTTCCGGGCGATTGATAATCTCTACCACACGGGCAATCTTTTCCTGCATGTTGTCCCGACGTTCCTTAGCTGCATCAGCAAGGCCTAGAGCAGCCTCACGGAACATTTTCACCTGCCCGTCACGGTCGGCTCCGGCAGTGGAGTTATCCACACTAACCACTTCCTCATGTACACGCAGTTCAGGCAGTTCATATCCTATATCGGGATAACCGAGGTCGGACGGTTTGGTGAGGAACAACGCCCATGTACTTACCCATAACCAGAATTCCTTTTCCTTGTGGGGATAGAGGGTAAGATTGTTCGCTTTCGTGCTGTCACGCTGGAAGAACCTTGTAAGTGCCTGCCCGGTATCCATCACTCCAAGGTAGCCGGCATAGTGTATCAGCTCCTTGTATCTGTTGGGTGACGGTGTGGCTGTTGCGACAAACCTGTACGGAACTTCTGCAAACATAGGAAGAAACTCCTGATAGGTCTTGGTTCCGAATCCACGTAACACGCTCGCTTCATCCAATGAGGTAACGGTAAAGTAGGAAGGTTCTATTCTTATTCCGTCCTCGCCGTCACGGACACGTTCATAGTTTGTCACCATGATATTGGTCGGACATTGCTTCACCTCCTGCATAGTACGTACATAGGTCACTTTCATACCCAGATGCTTTTCGGCCTGTGTCAGGAACTCCACTACTACACGCTTGGGGCAAACTATCAACCCTTTGCCTCCTGTGCGGTTCAGGATCACCCGCAGTATCTCCAACTGGGTTACGGTTTTCTGCATACCAAAGCTGGAGAATATCGCACGGCATCCACCGGATATTGCCCAACGAACTGTATCCTTGACATGGGGATATAACGACGGGGTAAGTTCATCAGCCTTAACTTCAAATCCTGTCTGATGGCTGATTGCCATCTTGTCTTTTAAAAATTCTATATAATCTTTCATTATGCTATTCTTTTTTTAATTTCTCTTTTCTAAACAGGTGGCTGAACGCATTATCCAAATCCAAGTCCAGATTCAGTTTGGACGGGAAAGATTTAATGTATTCGTACATCTTATAAGCGAGGTTGTCATCATCACCGCATCTGTCAATCAGTGTGAGCAACATGGCGTTCACCATATCAGAATCATTGCCGAAGTTCTCCTGAGTGGATTCGCTGCAATGATTCACATCACTTTTCAATCTCTTTATCGCGGCTATGGCTGTGTTGAAGTTTCTTTTTGAATCGTGTCTGAGTTCAAAGCCTTCCTTCTTGTATTGCTGCTGCATTTCTAGAAGGTTGGTTTCTAAAACGTCCGTGAGGACAAATACGATGTTGGTTATCGTATTCAGTTTGTCTGTTCCTTGCATAATCGTGTATTCTTATTTCTAATTCGAATGAATCCCCTTCGTTCTGTTTCTTCTAACAGTGGAAAGTCTTCATTCTTGATTTCACATTCTGTTTCGTAGTTCACGGAAGTATAACTTGGGATATTGAACTTTTTCCGGATTCTTACGATAACATCCGGATTTCTTGTTACCCAGTAAACGGTTATTCTCATGGTGATATCAGCATTTTTCTAGCTTCCTCATCTCCTGCATCAGCACGGTGCTTGATTTCAATGTACTCAGCATAAGAGATTCTGTTATCTCCACGCTCCTCTATCTCTTTTTCACGTTGGTTTCTGTATCGTTCACGCTCTTTCCGTTCAATATCTTTCCGACGTTCAGAAACGTAGTCCAGCATCGCACTTGTTATTTTCAATGGATCTATTGAACCGTAGAACCGCCCATACTTCCCTGACTTAAACCGTGCTATGAAAAAACAGATTTCAGCGGCATTTATATAATAATACTCCGAAAGGAATATCTCCGATAGTTCAGAAAGTTGCTCTTTCGCTATCTTGGTTGAAACTTCTGCAAAGTCATTCAATGAACCAAATTGTATCTTTAGCCATTCTATCGGTGTTTCATCCCCATAAGTAGAAGACAATAGCCCTAAACTCGGAATGCTGTCATTCAACGCCAGTTCTGAATGGGTTGCATTACATCTGACAAGTTTGAACTGCAAATCAGGGTTGTAATCAAGAATGAATTGTGCAGGATCGGGATATTTATTCAATAACGCCCTCTGCTTCAAGTTCCTTTCTCTTTTTTGCGGCAGCTTCTCTAACGGTTGTAGCGACTGCAAGAACTGAATCACGTTTTCGCTGCTCGCTATCCTGTTGATTTTTACTAAGTCTTGTCCCATTATAGTTTCCTTCCAATATTTTAGTAAAGTTTGCTTGTTTGAAAATCCAATCAAAGTCGCATTTCCAATTGCGGTCATTAGCTCCAAGTAAGAACGGGGATTGAAGAATGAGATTGAAAACACTCCTCACTGACTCTTTCCCATATTGGGCTATCCGGGCTTTTACAGCCTTTTTTCTCACATCAGTCATTGATCTTATCTGCTGGAGTCTGTCTTTGAATGTGGTATTATAGTATTCCATCAATCCGCTGTAATCAATCTTTTCAGAGGGGGATGGCGAAGAAAGCTTGGCTTTCTTTGATACTCCGTCAGGAGTATTTTCTTTCTTTTGATGTAGAGATATATCTATATACTCTCTTTCTTCTTTCTTTGTATTTGTGCCCTCTGTGTGCCCTGATTTTTGTAAAAGTTCGGATTGCGGTAGATTGTTGTTCATGGGCTGTGCCCCAAGTTGTGCCCTTAGTTGTGCCCATTCGTGTCTTAATTCATTGATTTCCTTTTCAATACCTGTGTCCTTACTTGTGCCCTTGGTTGTGCCCATTGGATTATATTCTTCATATTTACATAAGGTTATAAGGTTCATTCCTTGATTGCACTCAACAGTTATCATACCTTTCTTTCTAAGATGCACAAGAAAGGAACGCACCTTCTTTTCAGACCATTTCCAACGCTGTGACAGAAATCTTATGGATGCAGGATATTGACCTCTTGAATAAGAGATTTCTCGACCTCCGATACTCTCCTTTCGGGGCGTTACCTCAAATCGTGCAGACTGAATTAAGTCTAACCACGCTTCGCAACTGCTAAAAGTACGGGCTTCATTCCACATTTCATTCGAGAAAAACCTGCGGCTTAGCCTCAAAAATCCTTCTTCCATAGTTTTAGAATCTTACGTTAGTCAACTGCCTGTTATTAGAGTACACTGCCCATTTACCATTTCCACTATCAACAAGGCGAAGATCCTTCACTTCTCCAAATCGTTTTTTGTTTCCACAAAGGTCAACGATCCATCCGGCCTCTTTACTCGGGTGCGGACGGATAGCACGACCGACTATTTGATACCACAGTGCCAAAGACATCGTAGGACGTGCCATGACAATCGTATCCAGTTCTGGGTAATCAAATCCGGTAGTAAGTACGCCGACATTGGCCACGACCGGAATTTCTCCGGCCTTGAATGCCTCAAGAATACTCTCTCGCTCTTTCTTTGGGGTTTCTCCTGAAACGATGGCCGCTCCGGGAATAGACCAGGTAAGGCGTTCAGCTTCTTTCAAAAACCTCGTGAAGACCAATATACCTTTTCGTTTTATCCCGCTTTTAGGGTTCATTAGTCTTTGCACAATGCTGACCAGAAACCCGTAAAAATCGATACGCTCATACTCCTTTACGACAGACTTGTCTGTGTAGTCGGCTCCGGTCGTGTTCACCTTCAGATTAAGTTCATTCCATCCTAAAGGGTTCATTTCATAATAATTCAGTTTTGACAGATAACCCATATCCAAAAGGGTGGAAATTTGAACCTGATAAATGACCTCAGAGAATACACAAGGCCGGGTCCGGGTGATAAACTTCAACATACTGCCAAAATCCCTGCTTGATGAAAGACGGTAAGGTGTAGCCGTCAATCCAAGCACCTTGCACTTCAGCATAGAAAGAAATGATTTATACATTCCTTCTTTCGGGTTAACCAGATGGCATTCATCTATAATTATATTCTTGAAATGCTGAAAAAGCTCAGGATGATTGACAACACTACCAATCGTAGCGAATGTTATTCTTGAAATCTCTTTCCGCCCAAATGATGCGGAATATATGGAACAGTCCAGAATACCATACGAACAGAGCTTCAGATAGTTCTGTTCGAGTATTTCCTTGCTAGGTTGAAATACCAGCGTATGCCCTTCAAGGCGGCTAGCAATATCGGCTATTACCAGACTCTTCCCTGCCCCAGTCGGCAGCACCATGATGGCATTGTTCTTCTTGGCTTTGTTGGCAAAGAAATTTACCGCTGCATCACTAGTCTTTTGTTGATAATCACGTAGCTTGTACATATTTCTCGTTGTCTTTTACGATAATCGGTTCGTCCTCACTCAAACGGTTTAAAAAAGAAAGCACAATGTATGCTTGTTCCTTATTCATCCCAACGGGAGAAAATGATCCATCCTCGTTTTTTACCATCATTACGAATGTTCCGGGCTTTAATTCATTCATAGTCCTTTCTCCTTACCCAACTTATCTCCCAAAGCCTTATAATACTTTGTGAGTTCCATTAACTCTAAATCACTCCATTTCTTTGTTTGTCCGGCCTTCCATGCCAGCTTATCGAAACGTTGCTGACCGATTTTGACCTTCAAGTTCTTTTCATATTGTATCAGATGGTCAGCACTGAATCGGTTGCACGCCCGGCATTCTGCGTGGGCGTTGTCCTCGTCAAAGCGTGTGGCCATGTGGCGGCGCGAATGGAAGTGTCCGCAATCGGCCTGTGCGTATGGCTTTATCTGGCCGCATGAGATACAACGGAAATACCCGTTTGGCATACAATCACGAAGCCGGATATAGCGGCTGAAAACTTTGTCGAGTTTGGCCACTAAATCCGGCTTCTTCTTAATCTTGATACCTGCCTTGTCAAATAACGGCAAAGGCTTTTCTTTCTTCTTTTTTGGTTTCTTGATATAATACGGCATTATTTGAATCCCCATTCTTTTATGTAATCAATATTCTTTGGAAATCCATCTACTTGTTGAGGACTTAAAAATATCTTTTCACTTTTTAATGGAGTGCCTCCCCATACAGTAGCAGGACATTCTTCATATTCTTCTTTAGAAACTTCACTTACATTAAAATTGGGTTGGAAACCATATCCCATTACGCTTTCCCCTAAGTAAGTACCAAACTTCTTCAAAGCCCATTGAAATGCGATTTCCTTACTGAACAATCCATTTTTAGAAAGGACTGCTGCATATATTTTATGCATATAGTTTCCTGTTTCAGTTAAATCAGGGTGGCAACGGATGCAGAAATAGGAAATATTTCGCAAAATCTCTTTCACATACTTTTCATGCTTCTTGCATTCTTCTTCTGTAAGAAACTCTTTTCCATCATTAGCGATGTAAACGATTTTAGTTACTTTTTTTGTTTCCATATTCTTCTATTATTGGTTTACATAGTTCAACAACTCGCTTACAGTCTTCCACATCAAACATACCTATGTGACAAACTTCACGTGGTACCCCTAATTGAATGGATAGCCACAAATAAGCCTTATTCCTATTCGATGTATTTGGGATATGCTTCTTCCAAATCTTGTTTATAAGATTGGTCTTGGCGATCTGGTCAAAATAGAAATGGGCTTCTTTCTTGGCTTCCCTCAGTTCTGCATTTGCCAAACGCCCTAATGCTTGGTCTGTCCCTTTATGTACACCTACATAAGCCCTACAATCCCGACAGAGATAAATCATGCCGTATGAACGCCCGTAGATTACAGAACTATCTACAAATTCAGTTGGTTTGCCACAATAAGGACAAATCTTACCAGTAAGTAATTCATCCATTATCTCAAAGCATTTATAACGTCTCCAATATCTTCGCAATCAGTAATATCTTTAAAAGAGATATAGCAATTATCACAACCATAGCCATCACCTGAAGGACTATTATCTACAATGGTGTTTATTTCTTCAAGATTATCCTCTTTGATTGCTTTTACAACAGTATTTAATCGTTTAATAACAGCATTCTTCAATGCCTCCTTGTAGCGTTTTTTAATTATCCTACTTACTTCTTCATCTTTCATTCCAGACTCTTTCAAACAGCAGAATAATTCATTTCTAAAATCCTTATCAAAAATCTTTTCCATATAATTATATTTTAGTTTGTGGTACCGGCAGGGCTCGAACCTGCATGATAGGTGTTTTGATTGAAAATCCATATCCTCCCATTTACGAACCTATCTCGAAAGTCTACATAGCGTCTACCAATTCCGCCACGATACCATTGAGTCCGCAGTTCCGACACGGTGCCATTGGCGTAACCCCGGCTAGGCTTGCGGACAATACTATGAAAAACACACTCAGAGCACTATGTATGTGCGTGGGCGCAACGGGAATCGAACCCGCATAAACCTTTGCGCCCTATAAGACCATTCAAGGTAGGCTCATTCAAAATTAAAATCGTCAAATTCGTATTCATCCGGTTCTTCCGGATAATCGTTCCCCCAGTCCATAATCAATCAGACTGTGGTGGGACGTACCAGTCGGGTATGTATTCCATAATCAATCAGATTTCGATGATTACGATGTCAGGTGCAACACCTTTGATTGCTTCAATCTGTTCGTCAATCACCTTGTTTTTGTATTCTTCAATGGCCTCGTTGGCCCCGGCGGACACGAGAGAAAGGGAAACGTCTCGGCCATCTACATCTGCATAGATTTCAACCTCGATTTCTTCACAGGCAAATCCTTTGAACAGGGGGATATTCAGTTTGAAAGATTTCGGAAGATTAGAATCAACAACCTGAGAATAATTGTCCGTCTTGCTTCCGTTTTCTTCCTTGCTGCGTTCGATGTCCTGATTAACTTTTGCCTTGAAGTTCTTCAAAGTAGAAACCAGCATCATATTTTCAGATTTATCCTTGAAGAAAGCACGGTGCATCTTGAAGAATTGGGATAATTTAATAGGTTCCCATTTCTTGTCGGTGTTGATACCGAACTCCAGCATTTCCTTGGAAGCTTGTAATACTCCACTAATTTCAGTCTGATAGTAGTTGGTTTCATCAATAGTCAGAGCCAGTCCCATCTTGTCACGGTTTACGATGATATTGGCCGATTTCTGATTGATCAGTTCGACACGCTTCTCCAGCCATCTGTAAGGTGCATCAATAGTTCCACTGATAATCACTCTTTCCGGTTCTTTCGGGTCAAGTGCTACGGGTGCTTTACCTTCACGTAATACTACTTCGATTGGCGTACCGTTATAATCCTTCGGTACTACCAGGTTGATTTTGTTTTCACTCATGATTCTGTTCCTGTTTTACGGTTAATACTGAATACTGTCTTTTGCATCTCCTGTGGCATAATGGGACGGCTATAAACCAGTTCGCCCAGCTTGTTGTAGAATCCTGCCATCTTTTCCTCGTGATAGAGGATTTTGGCACATTCTTCATTTTCTACAAACTCAGAACCTCTCTTAATGTGGTCCAAAAGTTCCTGCTTTTCTTCGTTCAAAGGTTTCAGACGTTCTTTGAACTCGTCCATAGCCTCTTTCTTTTCTATCTCAATATCATTGATGGTGATTGATACTTCAGCTAATGTTTCTTTCTTTTGCGCCAATTCTTCGGGTGTGAATCGGTGAGTATAACCGATTTTCTCCACTGCATCGGCATTGTCCTGAAGAAACTGCCATCGTTCCTGTTCAGGAATGTCTTGTCCTAAAAATTTGTCCATATTATCTATAACTTATTTTGCCAAACTCATTGTAAACCTTTCTTGCAGTACCCATAGTATTATAAACTGGAATATAGCTTCTTTGAGAGGCTTTCTCTATTTGGTGAATACCGCTGGATTTAGGGTTGATTGATTTTTCAGGATGAAAGAATCTTGCTACATCTTGGGGAAATTTTCTTTTCTTCATAATCTCAATTTTTAAATAAATTCATTATTACGTTCAATTTCTTGTTGTGCGTAGATAAGCATCTGTTGTTCGTTAGCGGCAGGCAAATAGATACCTGCCACAGATGCGCTCCAGTTTCGGAAACGGTCAATACTCAAGGTCATTTCACCTGTTGTCAGCTCGGCAGAACTTCTTAAGTAAGTTACTTCCTTACCTTTCTTGTTGACCGTCTTTCTCTCAAACAAATCACGGTTGCAAGTCCTCTTATAAAAATCAATTTTTGCTTCGTCGAGACTGCAACCGTACTCACTACCGAAATACCCTAAAAGAAGATGCAAGTAGCTGTTTTGGGCAAGCGTGCGGTTAGGTAGTTTCTTTTTCACTTCCACCACCGCACGTTCACTAAACAGCTTGTTTACATACTCCTTGAACTTGGGTATTTGAAATTCATTCTTCAAGTCGAACAACATACGCTAAAAAGGCAAATCGTCCTTTACATTGCCATTAACATCAACCGGAGGCGGGAAATTCTGTGGCTGTTGCTGATAGGTCGACTGTGGCGCTGGCTGTTGTACCGATGTTGTTTGTTGGGATTGAGATACACCACCACGCGCATCTATTTTGTAGCACCGGATAGATGCCATACGTTTGAGTTCTCCGTCCTGATTCGTCCAAGAACGACCTTGTATCATAAATGATACAGTGACAACATCACCATGATTAAAGCGGTCAAGTTCTGCACACTTATCGCCTGAAAACTCTAAGGGAATAACATTCTCATACTCGCTACGCTCTCCCGTATAAGGGTCGTAAGTAGTAGCATCTAAAATAAACTCCCGTTTTGTAAATGAGGAACCACCGTTTTTGGATGGTATTTGAACGGTTTGTCCAATTTCGATTATCCGTCCGGTTATTTGGTTTGCCATTAATTTTCTCCTCCAAAAATCTTTTTATCGGTTATAAGTTCTCTGTTTTCTTCCAAAAACCGGATAAATTCCTCACAATGATTAGTAAGAATAGGAATATCACGTTCAGGATTGAAAACGTATGTTTCTGTATAGGTATCTACCACATAACCGCCTTTGTTGAACTCCACAATGTTATACTCAAATGTCCGTACATCAGAACCGTTCTTCATTAAAGCGTATGGATATACTAAATGCTGGTGGTGATCTTTGAACTTTCCCACGGTATAACTACCAGTTGTTTTGATGTCGTGAACACTGGTAGGCATCAGTTCGTCAATCAGACCATAAACCAATACACTACCGTATGCAGTAGGCAAGATGGCTTCTACTCTTTGTTGGGTTAATGCTCCTTTGTAGTAGTTGGCAAACTCGCGGCAAAGGTCAATGTGAAAAGTGAAAGTGCGATTGTTGTAAACAGCTTTTATCCCGTAAAGTTTTCCGTCATCGTGATATGCCTTGCTAATTTCCATTATAGAAGATTTACGGTTCTCAATCATACAATCAATTATCTCCCCAAAACATGTTCCTCTATCAGCTTTTTCGCTATCGAAAGGTACTCTATTTATCCTATCAATAAGAGATTGGAATTGTTTTTCTCTGAACTCATCTTCATCGCATGGAGGATTGTCAGAAAAAGCATAATATTTTTGATATATCTTATCACTATCTATATAATTTTGATAAGAATCTAACAATGTTGGGTATAGTTTGTAAGATATTTTACTCATTCTCATATCTCCATTTGTAACCACCTGCTGTAAGATGGCTTTTTCTACCTATACAGCAACTGATAATATTAGCATTATTAATACCCGTTTGTCTTTCAGCCTCTTTAGCACTTTCAAATGTATTTATTGATGTACCATCCTCTCGGCACTGAACAACGGCTTTTGACATCTTCGGGTGATTTATTTTCTTTTTGCTAAACCGTTCGTTTCGTGTTCCGTAATTAGCATTATATCTCCATGTACACCATTCCAAGTTAGAAACTGAATTATTGCTTTTAACTTCGTCTTTATGATTTACACATGGAAATTTTTGCGGATTAGGGATAAACGTTTCAGCGACAAGTCTATGAAGAGATTTATATTCAACTTGTTGTTGCTTCCATAATGATATTCGTAAATATCCACTCCATATTTTATTAGGCTTAATTATCTTTCCTATTATCTTTCTAAAATTACCATACCTGCTTTTAATAAGCCTATCTAAAGAGCGAACTCTACCAAGGGTACTTACTTGATAGAGTCCTTCATAACCTTGAATGTCTTTCCAAATCTCATTAGGCTGCTGCATCTGAGTAGATTTTAGTTTCCTTATTGAATACCAGTCCCAAAGCCTTTACCTTTGCAGCAAACAAACTTCTCGCCATCATCAAAGAACTACCAACGTGTTCAAACTCATTAATATGAGAGGCGAACTCATTAGCGGACTTGGCATCAGTTATAAATTCGATACTTTCTTTTATCTCTTCAATAACTTTATCATACTTTTCCTGTGCCTCTTTCTTGGCAGCAAGCATACCCAAATACGAATTGATTATCTTGGCGGTGATAAAGTCGTTCTTTGCGGTTGGATTACCATTCTTGTCAAGGATGGTAGGAACTTCCATCACTGAAGGAAGATTGCAAGTATTCTTACCGTCATTTCTTGAAGTTGGGTCAAAAGTGATAGTACGTCTTTGGACGCCTCTTTCGCTTTTCATTTCAAGATAACCGAGCAAATCCAGTTCAGTAACGATAGAGTTGTAGGATTTTTCACGCAAGGCAGGGATAAACACCGTATCATCACCTTCTTTTCTTGTGTCGCGATGGGCAACGAAAATGATGTGCTTGTTAAGCCCCGAAAGTGTTCGTGTCATCCATGAAAACTCTGCATTGATACCGCTCCAATCACGGATGGACGGCTGGCGGGTTCCACACTTGTGAGTAATGATGAAGTCCATCATCTTGCCGATGGTATCTACTACAATGGTCTGATAAGCGGACAAGTCCTCTTGAAGAACTTGCTGAACATCGCTCCATGAAGTGACCTGTACCGTGTCTATATTCTCCAAGTGCGCCATGTTCATGCGCTTCACGCCGTTATCGAAGTCCAACAGCAGCGGTTTCGGTGCGCTCAATGCTACCGTACTCTTTCCCATTCCGGCTTGACCGTAAATCATCATCTTCACGGTGGTCGGGATAACTAATTCATTACTTTTCTTAATCAGTGACATAATCGTAAATTTTATAGGGTTATTTGTTCAGATATTTACTCATTTTAAAAGCATTAATAGCGGATTGTATCTCGAACTTGGAATATATGATAGGAGAATTTCTGGATGAGCCTTTTCTTTTCTTATGCACCAATCCTTCTTTCTCTAACTTTTCCAAAAAGTTAGGTTCATACCCAAGTGTCTTTAACCATCTGAACGCTTCTCTTTGCTTGATTTCATCAGATACAGGAGACCGTTTCTTCTCACTGGCAGCTGCACCAAGCTCCGCCATGTCCATGCAGATATTTTTAAATTCAAATAATTCAAGTCTTACCTCCATACCGTCCAGTTCTTTCAATTCGTTCAACTCTCGTTCTTCGTCCCCTTCTCATATCGCCCTGTTCGTGATAGAGCGAAAAAGAAAAGATGCACAACAGGCAGAAAGCAACAGCCGACCTAATAGTAGGTGAAAAGTCCATCGTGAACTTCATACCAGCTATTCTCTCATATAGCATGGTTGCCAGTTCTCTGCCGTTCCTTACGTTCAAAATCTCAAAAGCTCTTTGCAGTTGGTTGTTTATCGTGCTGACCGCTCGGCATTTGAGGTTTGCAATTTCTTTTTTCTCATACCCTTGTGCATACATTCGTGCCGTAATCTCGCATTCAGGTGTAAGTTCATTAAAAACTCTCTTCATAATCGTGTAAGTCAGCTGATTAATAATTGCGAATAACCTCAATATATCCGGCTTCCCTGTTAGTGTCCACCGAATACAAAGTTTGCTCCTTGTCTATTATCCGATCAATCCTTGCCAGCCTGTTAAGATCAGCGGTACACCTGCGAAGCTGTCCGGCAAGTTTGTCGCTAAAGTCAAAGCTGATTCTGTCATTCTTCTTTTTCAGCTTTTTCTTGATTTCTGTTCTTTCTTTCAGTTCTTTTGCCATAAGAGTAAAATTTAATTAATGATTCGTGGATGGTAAGGGAATCGAACCCCTCTCAATCGTGCCAATTATTTGCGCAACACGAAGCTCTAACCGATAAGCTAACCATCCGATTAAAAAAGGTGCACTATCCTCACGGACGGCACACCCAGTACAAACACAATATAAAACACGAATATCTAATCTATTATCAGAACAATGCTTTTAACCGCGTTCTTGAAATGATCAAACTTCCGGTTCAAATCACTCCAAGATTTATACCATGTATTTTTCTCTTCAGCTAATTTCTCGTTAGCCTCTTCCAGTTCCTGCACACGCCTTACTAAATCTTCATGCGTCATGCCTCTTAATTCTTCCACTGTCATAATCGTATAAATTTAAAATGTCGTTAAAAAGGTAGGAGTCGAACCTACTTCTTGTAAGCTAAATGAATATATAAATTAGAATATAAGTTAATACCAACAATTAATCGCTTACACGCATTCCAACAATGCTACTTCATAAATTACTGCCCAGCTGGTTTACAAGGTGATTGTGCACTCATCCCCATGCGCCTTGTGCCGGATTATAGGACTACCTTTTAGTGGTCTGTTTTAAGTTCTCTATAAGTTATTCTCATGAGCGACACACACCCTACACATATAACACTCATTATAGTGATAGAGAATATTTTCATAGGACTGTAAGTAGTAATAGCCCCGTAAAGCATACCGGCAGCACATATACTAACCAATATAGATAAAACGAATTGGATTGTTTTCATAATCGTATAAATTTAAATAAGTACCTGTACCCTAATCGAATAACAGAACCTTATTTCAGTTCAGTACAGGCTATATTGTCGAAAACAGTACGGACGCCTAACCCGTATGCTCACTGCTCAAAGACGATTCTTTGCGGTGTTTTCTATTAATTGTTAAACATTGCACAGCTCACAAGCTCCAACTTGCTTATGTGCGTTTGTTATCTTTGGTTGGCAAAAACGGCTTATGAATTACACCGTAATTGCTTTTACAGAATTTCAAAGAACTAATCAATAGTACCCTACCCGATTCTCGCTATCGGTTGCCGTTCAATCCGTCTGTAGGGCTGTCGTGCGTTGCATAATCGTGTATTATGCGTATCGGCTGATACCTTGTACCCGGCATAGAGCATCGTAGTCCATGCCATCATCTTCACAAGTTTCAAAACCTTTTAAGGCATCTTCCAAACTGTCTATCTCATCCGTTATCAACTGGATAGCTTCTTTTTTGCTATCAGCATTGAACATCAGGCAGACAGCCTCTTCATCATTGTTATGGGCAGCCTCTAAATCTTTATAAAGGCTATCCAACTGCTGGTTAATCGTGTAAGCATTCATATCCATATCTTTTTAATGCGTTTATACTATTGCTTAGTATTTCTCTTTTATCTATCTTTGTTGTATCAAACTTGTTTGATGATGCAAATATAATGCAATTGCATTTAATTGCAAATGACACTGCATTAAATATTCAATGCTTTTGCATTAATTAACTATTGAAATATGTCAGTACAAGAAAGAATTAGAAAAATAGCAGATGAGCTGTTTAATGGTAATATATCTGCGTTTTGTAGGGCTGTTGATGTTAAGCAACCTACAATGAATACTATCTTAGGTGAAAGACAAAGTAAACCATCTTATGATGTATTAAGCAGCATAGTAAATGCAGAAGCATTAAATATATCTGCTCAATGGCTTCTTACTGGTAAGGGTGAAATGTTCAAATCATCATCGCCAAAAGAAGAACTAACCCCCATCACCAACGAACGCCTGCTCTCTATCATTGAAAGTCAGCAAAGAACCATTGAGAACCTTTCAAAGAAATAAATTCACAAAACATATATCCTTGCAAGATGTTATACTATATATGAAAAAACACTAATTTTGAGGAAACATCTAAATACACATTAGTATGGAAAGTAGAACAATTCCGGCATCCGAATTGCCGCAAATATCCGGGCTTATAAAAGATGTAATAAATATGGGACTATGGTTCTTATACGACATCCATTGCAAATCCAACCCAGATGCAAAATACGCATTGGCGACCGATAAAAACGAATTTCTTTTAGATAAGGATGGGAATGTACTTTCACCAGTACCCAAAGATGAAGTGCTTGAATACTTAAGCAAGATTACATTCTCGGGAATCCCGACTGCACCAACTGTAAATATGCCGTTAATATGAAAATAAGCGAAGGTTCAAAATTTATCTTTATCGCTACCTCCAGCAAGCACCTCGAAGATAGGTTCTTGTACGATGTGAATTACGGTGTCACAATATTGAAAAATCAAGGTGTAGCAGACGAAGATATTACAGTTGTTACAGATGCAGCAAAAGAAACATTGATAGCAAAATGTACCAATATGTCAAACGTGTTCTTTTCCACGTCTTCAAGTTTTGAATCTGTAATTGAAAACGCAGATTGTGAAAACTTGTTTATCATTTCTTGTTGCCACGGCTCCATTAGCGGTATAGATTCTGCAACTCCAATCAAGCCCTTCTCCCTCAACCGAGCCTTGAAGAACAACAAGTATGCAAAAAATATTCTTGTATTCCTTGGTCAGTGTTATGCCGGCATCTTCAATTTTATGGATATTCGAGATGAAAACAAGAATATTGTATACATAGGTGCAACGGATATAGATGCAAGCCTGAGTTATATGTTGAATGGACTCAGATGGGTAGCAAACATATCGGTTATCGCTCTGTTCCAATGGCTTGAAAATCCGCAAGACATAGACGGAGACGGCGTATGTTCCATAACTGACCTATACAAATTCGTTTCTTTCTATACCAATAGCGTAACAAGAGGAATTGAAAAAATACAAACTTACCATCTGATTGACGCATCCGTAAGATTGAAGATGGAAGAAGCACACGCTTCATCAACAGGAAGCCCGTTTATTGCACAAATTACTAAGGATGCAGAAGAGGTAATAAGAAATTATATTGTTCCACATCAGAATACATGGATGTTAAATGCTATTGCTGCTAGTAGTATGCATTTAGAATAAATCATCACAAAACTGAACCATGCGGTAGTTTTTAGTAAACTACCGGCATGGCATCTTTCAGATATAATCTTCATCCATAATCTATATAGTTTAAAATTTACATCATCAATAAGTCAAAGAACGATATTCGGCAGGGCTTTCGCCTACCAGCGGTTATGCGATTGACATCAGATTAGCTTTTTTGAAGCATCTGAATTCTTGGCGTTCAGTATCATAGTAAGTCTGGACGGTATCATTCTTTTTTCTGTTGTCAGTACCAGTGATGGCAGGCATCAGCTTTTCATTTAGTGTACCGTATGCCTCACGAACGGAACCGTCCACTTTTTTGAAGTAGAACTTCACTATCTTCTTCTTCATCTCACCTTTCAGTTTCAAATTAGCCCAAGCGACCTTCATTGCTTCGCTCATGGTGTAGCCATTACGCTTAACGAACTGCCAAGCAAGGCTCATTACTTCGTGTAAAAATTCTCTTGTTCTCATAATCGTGTATTTTAATATGTTTATACTATTTGAAATCTGAATTAATCTTCGTTTCTTTGTATCAGTTTAATTTGATAATGCAAATATACTACTATTTTTCAGTAATAGATTCTTTTTACTGAAAAATAGTAGTATAACAACACTATTTAACTATTAGAGCAGGTTATACCTTATTATAATATGAAGAAAGAAGACAGAAATAGAAATTGGATAGCGTGGATAGCACTTGGATTAAGTGTCATTGCAATATTGCTATGGCTATGCAAATACGAGCCTGTAACATGGACTCTATTCGATTCTATGATTGCTTTTCTTTCTTTCGTTGTAGGAGCATTAGCCGTAATGGTTGGATATAACATTTTTGGGTTAAAAAACGACCTTAAAAATGAAATAGAAGAAAAATTACAGGACATAAGTGACCATCATGTAATTCATACAGCAAAAACTATGATGTATATAGAGATACGCCTGCTACACATGGCTATGAAATTAAAAAATATAGCAGATATAAGGCAATCTATTTACATGATGCTTGAAACCACTGAAAAGACTAAAGATAAGGAAGATATAGATTATGTTATTAATCAGTTGAAAGAACTTAAAACACGATATGGATATACACTGTTTGACGATGCATTCACAAGGAAACTAAAGATTAAACTCGGAAGGATTGGCACTTTCTCTGATAGCGCGCTTCTCTTCCTTCAAGATCTTGAAGTATGATTCTTTTGCATTATCAATAAGCCTGTTTGATTCTTTAAATGGATCCTTACAGATTGTTTTGTTTGGCATATGAGATGACTCTTCTATTTGCATTCTCATTGATTCAAATAGAAAAGGATTGATTATTACCATAACTATAAAAGTAAAGCGACCAACTCCAAAGTTGCGGTTTGAAGTTAAGTCGCCTATATAGTCCCTTAATGGGAATAGTTAAACAATTTAGTCGAAATCATCCGCAACTTGATTCCGACACAAATATACTGAAAGATAACAGTAAAACCAAAAAAAAGATGAGCACAAAAGAAAGATTTGTTGAATATTTAAAAATCAAAGGGATTGGACAAACCGCTTTTGAAGAATCAGCTGGTTTATCTCGTGGAGCTATTGCCAAAAAAACGGGCTTTAATGCAGATTCAATAGAAAAGATAGCGTCTGCTTGCCCTGACCTTAATATAAATTGGTTAATAACTGGAATTGGCAACATGACAATTAATACCAATTCGTCAATCACTGAAACTCCAACCACGAATAAAGATATTAAAATACTTGATATACGTGTATGCGCAGGACATGGAATTGGATTTGACGGAAATGAAAACAAGGTTATTGGATATGTGAATATACCAGAATTTACTGGATGCTATGGAATAACCGTATATGGTGATTCTATGTACGATATGTATATGTCGGGAGATACAATCTTTGTCCGTGAAATAAAAGACAAACGAAACATAGACAATGGACAGCCGTATGTAATTATAACAAAAGAAGACAGACTTCTTAAAATGATTCATATCGACTACGAGCGAAAAAAAACAATATTGTCTTCCTACAACAATATAGCTAATCCGGATGGGAAAAGAAAATATCCCGATATGGAAATTGACATAGATAATGATGTAATTCATTTATACAAGGTTGTAGGTAAATTAGCGAGAACGCAAATGTAGTTACAATAACAATACTATGAAATTCAATCAATACACATGGAACCTATATAAGCAATCTTCTGACGGACAAAAAGCTATTAAGGAGTTTGAGGAAGCCAATGAAAAGATGACTGAATACGAACTGTTTTCTAAATACAATCCTAATTCAGCACGTTTTCTTTCAGAAGACTATTTTGTAGAAACATGCGACCTATTTTGGGCTTGCTCTTTCGACAGTGCAGAAAAGCCCGAAAACCATGAATCTGCAAAGCAATTTTATTATACACTCACGACCAAAGGGATATTTGATGAAGAGCATGTAGCAGTAATCAATGAGGGCGAATACCAATTAATGCTATCTGCTAATGATATGTTGTCATTCATGTTATATTACTTTGCCCCTGAATACTTTTTCCCAAACCTTTTCAGAAGTCGTTTTTTCGTTTTAAATAAGATAACAGACACATTCGAGATAGAACTTCCTCTTATACCTAAAAAATCTGATTATAAATCGAGATGTATGTATTATTGGGAATTGTGTGAGGTGTTTTATCGGTTTAGAATTGAAAACCAACTCTCTCCAGCAGAGTTATGCGCATTTTTATATGACTATGCACCCAATTTCATTTCAAAAGAAAAAACAGATATTCCACAACCGGCACAAGCATGGTTCATTGGTGGGAAAACAGCCCCGATAGAATCTACTTTAGATTTTACTTTTTGGCAGGCCAATCCTGAAACCCAAAAAGGCGATATTCTAGTTCACTATGAAACATCACCAGTTAGCGCAATCACTTGTTTGTGGATCGCTCAAACAGATGGAGTGATAGATCCATTCTTCCACTATTACAGCAATACGTACATAGGAAATAAGATAAATCTACCTCATATAACATTGAAGGAACTCCAAGCCGATGAATACTTCTCAAAGCATCCTCTTATTAGAAAGAAGTTCCAGGGAGTAAACGGATGGCCAATGAGTAGTGAGGATTACTCCGAACTTCTGCGAATGATAAAGGCAAAAGGATTTGATATAGATACCTTACCAAAGCTATATGCTCCTACACTACCCCAAAATATAAGTATAGAGATAGAACGGGACGTAGAGCAACAGTTATTAGAACCTTTGCTTAACTCTATGGGATGGTATGAGAACAAAGACTTCATTCGCCAATTGCCAATACATGCAGGACGTGGGCACCGGATATTCCCAGATTACGCTTTGCATTATGAAAATAAGCCGGATGAGGAAAAGTCCAAAGTGTTGATTGAAGCCAAACTTTACATGAAGAACAACCAAGCGATAGAATATGCTTTCATACAAGCTAAATCATACGCTCAATTGTTGGAGTCATCTGTTATTGTCCTGTGTGACAAATATTATCTATTTGTATATGAAAAGGAGCAATCTTTTGATCGGAATAGTTATAAAAGATACACATGGTTGGATATGGAAAATCCCAACATTTTCAACGAATTAAAGAACAAACTAAATATTTAAGATTATGATTGACTTTCTAACCATTATACTCCTAATATTCGGAGTACTGCAAATTATCCTCTTCTTCAAAGTATGGGGAATGACAAACGACATCAAAGATATAAGGAACAAGTATCTCAAAGACGAGGATGAGAAACAAAGAAAAAACACAGAGCATGACGCTATAACCAAAATAAGTGGCGGTTCCAAACCAACAATATAAGCCGGGCATCATTTCCCGGCTTTAACATGAAAATCTCCTTTGTTTCAACATTGTTTCAACATCAAACGAAAACGAAAAATATAAATAGGTGACAAACAGCAGATTAGGGATATTCAGTAAATGTCTCTAAAAAATAAGATGGCATATGAAGATGATAGGGCATGACCATTTCATATGCC